GAGGCGACGGGGCCGCCTCCCCTGAGGCGGCCGTCTTCGGAACGTCCGTCTTCAGAACCTGAGTTCCTTTTCGACGAGCATGCCGGGCTCCTTCCCGTGCGGCTCGAGGTCCTCGGTCACCCAGAGCGGCGAGTGCCTGCAGGCGACGGCGTACGGGATGCGGCCATCCGATCCCGGCATCACGGTCCTGAGGAACGCGGGAGGGAAAGCGCAGCGGACCGGCGGGCTATAATGCCTGATCCATGCGGTCCGGCGCCCGAGGAGAGCGCTGCTCGAAGCCGCACATCCCTTTGAGACAAACACGAAGTTCATCATGACCGAAGAAACCAACGCCTCCGAATCCGAAGTTCAGATCACGCCCGTCGAGGCCTCCGTCCTGCTGTCCGGCGCCGAATGGGATCCTAAGCTTCTCGCCACGACCCTTGCCCAGGAATGGGAGATCACGGTGCCTGAGAAGGACTTGCCCGCCGACGCCTCCGAGTCCCTCGTGTTCGAGGCCGAGGGCGCCGTCATCGCCGTGAAGCTCTTCGAAGAACCGCTTCCCGCCGAGATGGCCCGCATGCATGCCGCCATGAATCCGCTTTGGCCGCAGGCGGGCGCCATGGCCCAACTGCACCGCGCCCACCTCGCCGTTGCTGCGATTCCGAAGACCGCCTCCCTTGTCGAGGCCGCCCAGGTGCTCGTCAAGGTGGTTTCCTCGCTCTGCAACCAGCCCTCGGCCCTTGCTATCGACACGGGCTCCACGATTCTCGGCACGGATGGCTACCGTGAGGGCGCCACCGTCATGAAGGGTGGCGAACTTCCGCTCTTTAATCTCGTCACCTTCGCGATCGCGAAGGCCGACGAGACCAACTTCGTCGCCTTCACCATGGGCATGAGCTTCCTCGGTCACAACGAGCTCGAGATCAGTCCGACCGCCGAAAAGCCCGAGGTGATCCAGGAATTCCTCTACACGGTCGCTTCCTACACGCTCAAGACGGGCAAGGGCCTGCGCGACGGTCAGATCCTTGGTCTCCATCCCGAGAAGGCCCAGGCGGTCCGTTACGCAGAAAGCAGCATGATCCCCGGTCTCAAGACCATGCAGATCACGCTCTGAGCCGCGCCGCAGGTTGGGAGACATAGTATGAGGCTTGCAGAAGCGCTCGCTGAGCGCAAGGCGCTAGACGCGCGGCTCTCCTCGATCGAGGGCCGCCTCAGGGCCAACGCCCGCATTCAGGAGGGCGACGCCGTGAGCGAGGATCCCGAAAGGCTCTTCGCGCTCCTCGACTCAACCGCCGAGGAGCTCCGCACCCTGATGGTGCGCATCGCCCGCACGAACAGGGAGACAGTGGTCGACGGTCGTCCGCTTGCGGACTGGATCGCTGAGCGCGACGTCTCCGTGCGCCGCTTCAACATCCTGTCGGGCGTCGCCGACAGGGCGTCCGAGCGCATCGAGCGCCGCAGCGCGGATGATGTCCGCGTCGTGCCCGTCATCGACGTTGTCGCCCGCAAGCACGAGGCCGACGCGCTCGCCGCCCGCATCCGCGGCATCGACGCCCGCATTCAGGCCGCCAACTGGGCGTAACTTCGTTAGCTTTATGCTAGGCTAAGAAGAGTCAAAACGCCTCAATCTCATACGACTTGTGAGTTTGCAGTGCTTCAAAGTGTGCTAAAGCACTGCATCCAACATCAACCCAACTGTATGAGAAGTGTATGTTCAACGTGAAGTCCATCCCAACCCTGCCGATCGGCATCCATTGCTACGAACGCGGCGTCTATCTGCGCGTGACGACGCACAGCCGCTCCTGGCTGTACAAGTACCAGCTCAACGGTAAGCGCCGTGAACTCGGCCTCGGGTCCGCGACGCAGCCCCTGTCAGCCGTCCTTGCCAAGGTGGCGCCGCTCAAGGCGCTGGTGGCACAGGGCATCGACCCCAAGGATCAGATCGCCAGAGAGAAGGCGGAGAAGAAAGCCGCCGAGGTGAAGGCGTCCATGCCGACCTTCAGCGAGTATGTCGACCACGCCTTCGAGAAGATCCTGTACCTGCGCGGTTTCACCGGGGCGAAGACCGAGGTCGCGTGGCGGTGCGACATCGGCGTGCTCAAGGGGGCGTTCGGCAAGCAGCGCTTGGACGCGATCCATCGCGACGACGTGGCGTCTTTTCTCCGCCAGTGGTGGACGACGAAACCGCGCAGAGGAAAAGACCTCCGCATGCGCCTCTATGGCATCCTCAACGTCGCGAAGGGTGAAGGGCTCATCCAGTCGAACCCCGCGGAGTGGAAGGGGTGCCTTGACGCTTCGCTCCCGCCCATGGGGCTCGTGCGTCGCTCAATGCCGGAAAAGCACCACACCGCGATAACTCCCGAAGAGCTCCGAGAGTTGATCGGGAAACTGTGGATGGAAGACAAGGTGAGCTCGCTCGCTGTGGTCTTCGGCGCTCTCACCGCGGGCCGTGCAAACGAATACATCAAAGGGAAGTGGGACGAGATCGACCTTGAGGAGAAGACTTTCTCCGTGCCGCAAGAACGCCGCAAGGACAAGAAGCCGTACCCCCACGTGGTGCCGCTCACGCGCCAGCTACTTCGCCTGATCGACCGGCTCGATACCAGTGGGGACTACCTTTTCCAGGGGCGTGGGCGATCGGCCATTGACCAAGGGACCGCGCTCTATGCGATTAAGCGCGCGAGCGGTCGTGCTGACATGACGCTACACGGTATGCGCTCCACCTTCTCCGACTGGGGCGCGAAGAACGAGAAGAACTTCCTCGTCTCGGAGAAGCAGCTGATGCACGCGGTGGGGAGCAACGTCTTCCGCGCGTATCAGAGAGACGACCTCCTTGAGCAGAGGCGCAAGCTGATGCAAGAGTGGGCAGACTACCTTCTGCCGAACGTCTAAAAGAAAACCCCCAAGGAGTGTGCATCCCTGGGGGTTAATCGTTCAACTGAAGTCCCTCTTTTTCGGAGTGGTTGCTAGTAAAACAAGCAGGCATAAGTTAGCACAAAGCGGCCTATTTTGTTAGGTGGACCACGGCGTCCTTGTCTATCGCAGTTCGCTCAGAAAGCTCGACACCTCTTCGAACCAACTCCGTGCCTCTTTCGAGTAGGCCTGCGCATCGGGCAAGCTGCTCTCTTTCAGCGTCGCAGGTACCGCCGGCAGCTGCGGACAGTCGACGCTTTGCATCGGCGGCTTGCTTGCGCACCCGCTCAAGATCAGCGCCAAGATCATCGGCGCGAGCAAGAGCGGTATCGCGCTCCTCCCACGCCTCGACCAAAGACCTGTACTGCGCTTGTTCTTTCTCACGATGCTTTACTCCTAGAGCTTCTGCGCGAGCGGCATAGTCCGCCCGCAGTTCTGCAATGTCCTCACCGTACGAGGACGCCGCCAGTTGGTAGCCCGTGAAGAATGCACTGGCTACGAGAATGACTGTGATGGCTTCGATTCTCATATTGCCCCGGCGCCCGTCACGCCTTTCCTATGAAGAAGAGGACGAGCTTTACGAGTGACTCCAGAAAGTTGGCCAAGAGTAACGCGGCAACGAGGCCGACAACTATGCCGATGTAGAAGCCGCCCATAAGGGAGTCGTTGCCTACGGTATCAAGATGCTTGACGTAGTCAACGTCATTCAACGTGTAGCGCCCCTCGATCAGGGTGTATCTGGCCTCTGATGCCTTGCTCATTCTCAATCCTCCTTCGCTTCAAGCCGCTCCAGTCTCATGTTCAGGACTGCGAGATAGTCCTCCATCAGTCCCTGCTGAATGCGAAGCAAGGACTTCGTGCGCTGATCCAGTTTGGCAAAGCTGAACCCAACGATGAAAACTGACAGTCGATCGAGACGGCTCTGCAACTCATCTCGTTCCTTGATCAATCGTTTCTTCCAACCCATCATTCCTCTCCAAGAAAAAGTTTTGCCTCAGCGCGACGACGCCTGGTCAAGCCGGGAAGCTCTTTGCCGTTAACCTTGTTCACGTCGAGGAACTGGCGGGCGGCTTCTTCCGCGTTGCCTGCGTTGACCGCTCGCATCAGCTTCGGACACTTGTGGACGACGCCGTCCACGCCGATGTTGTACGCGAGGCTCATGAGCGCCACGTACTGGCCTTCGGTAAGGTAGACGTTCACCCAGAAGGCAAGGCCCGAGGCGTAGCGCTTGAGGTCCTCAATGAGCATGTCGTAGGCTTCCTTGTACGTCACGACTTGCCCCTTCTTCACGTCGGGACCGGTGTGGCCGAAGCCGATGGTGAGCACGCCCGCGGGGCATAGGTACGCCGTCTCGCGGAAGCCTTCCCATTGTTCAATGAAGTCTGCGGCCAACTCGACCGGCCAAGCCGTAAGGGCTCTCGTCTCACTCATGGGCTTTCTCCTGTATGCCAAGTTTTTTTTCAAAAAAATGCTCGACGATCTGGAAGGCACGTGCGCCCATATTTCCGCCGATGGCCGCGCACACAGCGCTGACTTCGGTAGGCTGTCCGAGCCCTTCCGCGAGCATGTAGAGGACGCAGCCAACGAATATGGAGGACAGCATGTCCCCGATGAATTCAAAGAATTTGAATGTGCGTCCAGACTTGATTAGACAGTAATATCTGACAATGCCACCGCCTGCTCCGAAAAGGATCGGAAGCAAAGCGCGTAGTGACGCCCACGAATTTGGATCTTTCTCAGGCATAGTTTTTGAAAATGTTTCTGACGATATTGGATGTTCTCGTCGCAGTTGCTTCGCTCATATCTGCGACCTACTGGCTTAGCTCGGCGACTAAAACGCTATATGCAAAAGATACGAAACGCTCCAGGGAGGAACGAAAGCAACTCATGGAACTCGCACAAGATCGGAACATGCGCGCCGCTTTTGCCGCGTCCTTCGCCGCCTACTTAGTCACTATGCGGTACATCTACATGGCTCTCTCCGCAGTAGGGGTTGCGTAAGGGGACGACTGGATCGCCCCCTGCGTGGTTAACGATCCATTGCTAGAACCGTACGGATGTGCTTGATGCACTCCCACGCTTCACAAAGATCTTCCAGGTTCTGGGATGTCAGGCTGTAGTGACCGTCCCGAGCGTCGTCGAGGATCTTGTCGATCTTCTCCAGAAGCTCTTCCTCGGTGCGCTCACCCTGCATCTTTCGCATGTCCTTCAAGTCCATGACTTTCTCCTTATTCGACCGCGTGTTTCTTCGCGATCTCAAGGAGCGCGTCGATGTCCGCCTTGTCGACCATGTAGCCGCTAAGCTCCACCTTGCCGCCGGCCTCTTCGAGCGCGGCGTAGGCGGCCGCGGATGCACGGTCAAGATCAACCTTCCCTTCGTCCACGATGCCGAGCATCTTGAGCGTCGGCAGGGACTGCTCGACACGCACCGCTACGGCGTCGCGGATGTAGGGGGAGACGAAGCCGATGCCAAACTTCAGGAGCCCGGTGGGTGCCTTCGGCATGACCACCGTGGTGATGAATTCGCTGGCAATCGTCGGTATCTGGGAGACTTCAACGTTCATGACGCGCTCCTACCGGTTACTGCTGCGCCGTCGTTCGGGCGGGGTTGGAGACCGTCACCTGAGTCGCGCCTTCGGGAGACGTCCACTCGTTGTAACGGGGCATCGGCTGCGGGCAGATTGCGCCAAGCGGCACGACCTCCTTCGTGATGGCGTTGACACGAGCCTTGAGACAGCCGACCTCGGTGGCCAGATTGTTGAGGCCGCATGCACAGTCGGAGGCGACGCGGTCGATCTTCTGCGTGATGATCTGTTCGCGCAGCTGAGCCTTTTCAGCTTCGCACTTCTGCTGTGCTTCGAGCACCGCCACGCGTTCGCGATTGGCCGCGGACTCCTGCGCAATCGGCGTGATGTAGGCGTACATCTCGTCTCGAAGCGTCTTGTTGTCGGCAAGCGTCTGCTTGTAGACCGCCGCATCCTGGTTGTCGCTGTAGCGCATGGCCGTCAGTTCCGCGATCTTCGCGTCCTTTTCAGCCAGAGCATTGAGCGCCATGCCGGCCTGAGCGTTCTGACAATTGCCGCCGCCAAACAGCCCGCCAAGAAGGCCGCCACCGTTTCCATTAGCGTTGAGAAGCCCCAACGCGGTCCCGGCAATGCCGAGACCCAGGCCGCTACCCGCGACCCCTTTACTAGCGAATTCACCCATAGTGAACCCCCTTACAAAAATGCGCGAGGTGTCGGCTCGAAATGCCTCTATTCCTCGCGCATTCTTAGTCTGGACTACGGATTCCCTCTCATGCACCCACTCGCCTTGCTTGTGCGACCTTGAACGCTCGCTCAAGGTACTCGTCCACGTCCGCTTTTCGCCATCGTTGGCGGCCGAGGATGAGGGCAGGAGCGGGAAAACGCCCTTCACGCACAGCCTTCGTAAGGGTGTTGGGGGCGCACCCTACATAGGTGCGCACCTGCTTTGCGGTCATCAGTTCTTGCGGTTTCATGCTTTTCTCCTTTCCATGAGCAGGTCAAGGACACTGCGCTTGGTGGTAATTCTTTCCTGGACGGCTTCGTCCAGAGTGTCTTTTGCGATGATGTTGTAGACGAAGACGGGGCGCGGATGCCCCGCCTGCGCCTGTCGTGTCGGTCCGATGCGCTCGATGATTTGCTCATGCTCCTCGAGGTTCCACCCGGTGGAGTAGAAGACGAGGATGTTCCCGCCGTCCTGCATGCTGAGGCCGTGGCCGCACGAGGCGGGGTGCGCAAGGAGCATCGGGATCTTGCCGGCATTCCAGTCGCGGATCGTCTGCGGGTTCTTGTCGAGCACGCGGGATCCCTTGAAGTAGGAGAGGATCCTGTCGCGCTCGTGCTTGAACTGGTACGCCACGAGGATCGGCATGCCGTTGGCCTCTTCCACGATGGATGCGAGCGCACGGAGCTTGCTGTCGTGGACGTGGAAGTAAGGCTTCGTCGTCCCTCCGTCGACGCGTTCTACCGACTGTGCGGCCTTCGCCTCGGCAAGCCGCTCGAAGTCAGGCGTTACTTCCTCGCCTTCGTAGAGGTTGCCGGAGGCAAGCTGCAGACAGGCAGACGTCTTCGTGGCCGCGTTGGCCGTGTCGACGGCGTACTCGCCCAGCTCCACGTAGAGGTTCCGCTCGAGGCTTCGGTACGCCTTCATCACCTTCTCGTCGAGCGTTACCTCCACGTCCATGACGATGGGCTTCTGGATGTCGAACCAGTCCTCGGCGTTGAGCTTGAGCGCGATGTCCTGCGTCTTCTCAAGGATCGCTTTCTCGGCGAACCCGCGGGGCTCGTACTTCACCGCGAAGGCGTTGGCGCCAACGCGTATAGGTGTGAAGTAGACCTCTTGGTATCGGCGCATCGTCTTGCCAAGGCGCTCGCCTTTGTCCAAGAACCAGAACTGTCCCCAGAGATCCATCAAGCCGTTTGAAGCAGGCGTTCCTGTGAGCTCTATGAAGAACTCGGAACGCCACGCCACGGAGCCAAGCGCCTTCGCACGGGACCCGCCCGAGCGGGTGCGGAAGCTCTTCAGGCGCGTGGCCTCATCGGCGACGATGATGTCGAACGGCCAGTTGCCGTCGAGCTCCTCGACCAGCCAGGGGAGGGACTCGTAGTTGACGCAGTAGATGTCGGCCTTCTCGTTGAGCGCCTTCTTCCTCTGCGCCTTCGAGCCGTAAATGACGGAGACGCGCATGTGGGAGAAGTCCTCCCACTTGGCAACCTCATCCGGCCACGTCGATACGGCCACACGGAGCGGGGCGAGGATCAGCGCGGGGCCTACGCCTTCTACCGACTGGAGAAGGTTGATGGCGTAGAGCGTCGAGCTAGTCTTGCCCATACCCATGCCTGCCCACACGGCAGTCCGCTCGCGGGAGAGGATGTGGTTGACGATCAGCCTCTGATAGGGGCGAGGGGTGAACTTCATGATTTCCCCTTGTCTTCGCACCGGGACAGAATCCACGCGGCAAGCCCGGCGGCGAGGAGCGGGAGCAGCGTAACGAACATCCCGAAAAGGGCATCACACATACGGGTCTTCCTCCAGCGCGTGCCAGGAGCGAAGCGAGAGCTCCGTGAGGACGCTGTCAATGTCCTCCTTGGACGCCACCCAGCAGGCGTGAAGCCCGCTGTCATTGAAGATGGCAAGCTCGCGCGTCTGCTCAGGGCGGGGCCGCTGCCCCGGCGCCTTCACTTCCACGAAGACGGCTGCGCCCGGCGCAAGGATCAGTCGGTCCGGCGCTCCGTGGCGCCCTTCGTAGGAGAGCTTGCGCACACGGAAGCCTTCTGCCTTCGCCCGCTTGCACAGGTAGGCTACGAGTTTTCCTTCAGGCGTCATAGGTCCTTCCCGAGAAGCTTGCTGGCTGCGTACCCAATGACAGGAGCGATGGCGATGACTACTCCCAACTGGGCGAGACGCGCGAGCGTACTGTCGCCAAGCAGGTGTTCCAGCAGGGCAAGGAGGGCGCCTACCACGAACGCGCAGGCGGCGACCGCCAGAAGGAGTCGTAGCATTAACCAGTAGAACCCCCAGAAGTCCTTCATTTTTCAGCCTCCTTCATCATCTGGATGCGGATCGAGCGATAGTCCTTCAGTCTTCCGACAAAGTAGGACAGTTTGTTGATGGCGGCCTCGATCTCCGTCAAGGTCGGAGGGGTTAGACCTTTCCAGTCCTTTCGGCACGACGCGGCGCATTCCTCGATTGCTTCCAGCGAGTATCGTGCGCGGAGTCTGTGTGCTTTTTCGTTCTTCATTCCTCTTTCTCCTTTCTGATCCACCACGACGGAATGTCGAGATAGGCCCATGCGATGTCGTCAAAGTCCTCGGCTTTGTACTCGGTTCGCTTCGTGACCTTGCAGCCTTTGGCGGCCTTTACCTCGTAGAAGAACTCAGTGCCCAGGCCGAAATATCCACGGGGGATAAACACGGGCTTGCCGCCTTTCAGAGCGATGATGATTAGTTCTTTTCCGGTGTCTGGGTGCGTTGCTTCATCGTCTGCGTCGTACCGTTGCCATTCGATGTTTCCGAATTCACTCATTCCTTGTCCTCCTCGTCTCTCAAAACTCCTACCCAACACTCCATCGGGAAGGCAACCCAACGCAGTTTTCCCTCAAAGTGGAGTTGCATAGCCCAAGACAAACCGTACTCTTTGGCTCCCGGCGTTTGGTGCGCCACAAGCCGCAGGTTTTTCTCGCCCTTGCGGATGTCCTCCGCGGAGATCCCCTGCTTGAGCAGGCTTTCATACGTTTCTTTGTTGAGTTTCCCTGATCCCTTTATCATTCCTCGTCCTCCGGGTTGTCCCACGGGCGGAAGCGGGCAACGCTTTGGCTGTACGCCTCAGGCCAAGCCCCTCCGTTGATGTCGCACCATGAGCCGCCTTCGATAAAGAGCCGATACTTGGCGCAGGCCTTTCTTCCATCGCGGCACTCGACGCGCATCAATACGCCTTCCGGAGGTTCGACCTCTGGGAAGATGTTCCATCCGTGCGGGTCGTACTCTGCGACTTCTTCGATCTCGTCCAGTGCGAAGCAAAGCGTCATCCTCTGGAGCTTGGTGTGGTTATGTCGTCTTCTATCCTCTATCATGCCCATGCAGCCGATGAGGATCATTCCGTCCATACGCTCACGGTCGGTTTGAAGCCGTCGGGGGAACTCCCCATCGGTAGCCTCGTCGAGCTTCTTCTGCAGCTCGCGGTCTTTGAGTCTGTATCTCACTTCTTCTGCTCCTCAATCAAACTCTTAACGTAGCCCCTGGCCAGCTCGACAAGTTCGCCCGGAAGCTCCTGCACCAGTTCGGAGTTGACGACTGCAGGCAGGACGTACATGGCCGCGAGCGTCGTGCTGCTGGGGACGAGGATCGTAATGGCGCCGCAAACCGCAGTGGCCGCAGCAACCTTCTTAAAGAACCCTTTCATCTCCTTAAGCTTTTCAATGACCGTGACGTCTTTCATGGCTACGTCGAAGCAAAGACAGACATACAGGACCTGAAGGGCAACCACTGCGGCTCCGACAACGGTCAAAAGCTTGGCGGCATCCCTGACGTCTCCAAGTAACGTGATGAGGTAAATCGTCCATGGGGTGATCGTCATTCTTCGTCCTCCTTCTGCTCAACGAGTTGGTAAATGGCCATTCTCACTGCCGCTAAGCAGGAGACAACATCCGTCCTCAGGACGACGAAGCCGTTGGCAGCGGTACCGCAGATCCCGTTCTCGAACAGCCAACGGAGCGGACCGTTGTGCTTCTCCGCGATGAAGCGTGCGGCACAGGCCCCTCTGGCCGACAGAACAGCGGCCATGGAGCCGTTGTCGAGGAGGGCAAGCTGTCGATTGAGGTACCACTGGGCCTTCTTCAGGTCCTCGAGCTCGGGGCACCCCGCCTTATTGCCGGCGCGGCAGAGGTACTTGACGGCGTTGCCCAGGCAGAAGGGCAACTCTTGGCACACGTCGATGGGCTGAACAAGATAGCCCGCGTCTTCGTAATGTTTGGGGTGGTTGATGTTATCGTTCACTTGATCTCTCCTTTGTTGAACGCGAGACGGCGCCAGTCGTAGACACTCGTCAGAAAGGTTTCGAGCTTGTGGATCTCAGTCAGCGGGATGCCCTTGACGCCATCCATGTCGATGACGACCTCGGGCATGCCCACCTTGGAGACGCCGACCACGCGGGCGGTAACACGCACAGAGCTGTCTTCGCCGTGGATGGCGCAGGTCGGCAAAGGATATTGATGGGTAATGCGATTCATGGTTTGATAGGTGTGTAAAGTAAAAGGACAAAGGGTTTGGTTATCGGCACCACGACATCTTCGTCATGGCAGTGCCACTCCCAGCGGTTCATGGCTTCGTTTCGTTCAATCCAACCTCGTCGGGTCTTCTTGTTGATGACCGCGAAGCCTCCTCGGCCCTGCACCTTGTCGAAGTCGTCATCGTTGACGGGGTCGACAAGGAAGCCGGAGCCTGTCGGGATGTCGAAGATGTGACCGGACGCCTCAAGCGCCCACATCGACTTCAGGAGCTCGGAGCGGTTGCACGAATCCTTCATCCGCTTCAGATACTCAAGCGCCAGGTCGACGGGCTCGAAGAGCGCATCCGGCAGCTCAGGGTCTTCCCGCTTCTTGAGCCGCGCCATGCAGTTGAGCGAGGCGAACGCGAGAAGGAAAGTGAGCCTCATCGTCGTCTTCTCCTCGAACCCCTGGCTCAGAACCCACGCGTGGCGAAGCGCGGACTGGACGTGCCATGCGTCCTCTTCGTTCCCCTCGCCACGGCGCAGAACATCGAGGTGGACGTACGGATGGATGTCCGACCTCGCACGGTCCCCCTCCGTCAACTCCCCCAGCGTCAGGGAGTAAATGAAAGAAGGGGCGTGCGTGCGCTTCGGACGGTACTTCTTGTTTCGCTTTTTCATTTTTGAACCTTTAAAAGCCCCATTTGGAAGGCTTCGTAAACCGCCTCGGCGGCGTTGTGGACACCCAGCTTCTTAAAGAGCTTCTTCCTGTGCGCGACGACAGTCGCGAACGAAATGCCCAGGATTTCCGCAATCTGCGTTTGCTCGAGGCCCTTCGCTGTGAGCTGTAGGATTTCCAACTCGCGAGGCGTCAGGCGCAGGTCTTTCTCTTTTTCCATGGCCTAGTCCTTCCTGTATCTGTAGGCTTCGTAGCCCGCCGCTACGAGCGGAAGCTCGGGCGCCCAGTCGGGCAGCGTCGACATCAGATGCTCCATCTTCTTGAAGGTGAACTCGTCGGTGTCGGGCGCTTCCGTGATCGCTTCGTCGTGGATTGTCAGCACGGTCTTGTAGCCCGCAGCGTCCATGCGGAGAAGCCCTTCGGAGAGGAGATCGCAAGCGACCGCCTGGGTAATGTTTTCCACGTTTTTCGCCCCGTATGACTCGATCTTTTCCCACTTGCGTGAGAACTGATTAACGCCCATATAGGTGAACGAGTCCTTGCCGACCCCCGGATTCGTCTTCGGCGACGGGTAGCAGAGCAGACGGCCGCTCGGCAGTCGGATGACGAGGAAGCTCTCAGTCCTGGTGAAGGCGACATAGCCGACGCGGACACTCTCTCGAGAGACGATGGCCTTCTGCACGGCCTGCCCGACGTTCGCCCAGAACTGGACGATCTTGGGGTTCGACTTTCTCCACAGACGCTTCAAGGTCTCGCAAGCGATGAAGGTCTCGCGCTCAAGCCCTCCCGTCATCTTCTTTTCTGCAAAGAACGAGTAGCTGTCGGCAGCATCGAGCCAGTTGGCGCGCGGTGCGCTCGACTTCACGTACTCGGCCATCTCGTTGAGGTCCATCCCATACCCAGATGCGAAACGGGCGAACGCCGCGGCTCCTCCGCCATACCCGAGCGCGAGCTCGAGCACCTTGCCGATCTGGCGCTGGGGCTTCGTCACGTCCTCAGGCTTCACGCCGAACGCCTTGGCGTAGGCAAGCTTGTAGAGGTCGTGGCCGTGCCCCGCATCGAAGTCTCGGAAGGCTTGAAGCTTCCACTCTTCACCAGCGAGCCAAGCGAGCACACGCCCTTCCACGTTGGAGTAGTCGGCGACGATCAGTTTCTTGCCGGCAGGCGCGATGATCTCGCCGCGGAGAAGGTTGGGAAGAACCGAGCTCGGGTCTTCGTAGAAGCACTCGAACGTTCCGTCCTTGAGCACGGCTGCCGCGAAGTCGATCTCTCTCTGCGGCATCGTGGGACGGGCCAGATTTTGCAACTGCATTCCGCGGCCGGAGTTCCCTGTCACCCAGACACGACCGTTGCGACGGACCATGAAGAAACCCGTCTTCGTCTCCGCGCAATACACCGTGCCCTTGAACGCTTGCTTGCTGTGCGCTTCGGGCATAACAACTGAGCGATTGCTACCGTTTTCCCAGATGTTCAGCGTGTAGATAGTTGACCATCCTTCTTTTCGCCCCGGGCGCTCAAGCAGAATGGCGGCTCGCCCCGACATGTGCGCGAAGGCTTGTACAAAATCTGCGTTTGCGCGAACTGCCGTGCTGTACTGGAAGGAGTTCTTAGTTGAAACAGAACCGTCCCAGAAGGAAAGCTCGTCGAAGAAAACATCGGGGTCCGCGTCGAACAATGCGGGAGAGAAAACCTTTTCCTCGAAAGCTCGAAGCCATTCAGGGATATCGCTCGGATACACCGTAAAGACCGTCCCGGTTTCGTAAGTGTTTCGAGAAAACCTAATACCTGCTGCAGACAAGAGCATTTGGCAGCGGGCTACCTTTCGTTCTTTCTTAAAGTGAAAAGTCACTCGCCCCCTACTGGAAAAATGCCCATCAGCTTGCGTCATAACCGCCACTCGAAGAGGGATCTCTTCCACGCAGAACCACGGCAATTTACGGCGCCCGTAATACGGGATACGCACTTTTCCGAGAGCGCATTCCTCTGCCGTTTTTACGCGCCATTCGCGCTTTGTGCCCCATGCGCACGCCATTCGGTGATCAGGTGTACTGATCTGCGAAACGCGCTTAGACTCGATAGCGCACATCTCCCCCTCGTACGGGAAGGCCAATGCCTTTGCTTCCATGAAGTCAACGGTTTCATCCACGTTCCAGCACGCGATCTCGCCGCCTTGCCATTCGTCGAGGCGCACCCAACCGTTCGGCGTGAGCACTTCGTGATCGCCCGTCAGGCACCAGCGGCCAGTGCGTGCCGCGCCTCGGAACTGGAGCCCGCCGCGCATGCGCCCGTCCTTGTTGACGCGCCGCAGAAGCGCCTTGAACTTCTGGATCGAGGTCTTCGTAGACATGAGGCGGAGCTTCAGAAGCTCACGAACAGGCTCGGGCACGGACGGATCGTCCACCCGCTTCTCAAGCTCGGCCTTCGTCATCGTGTCGATCTTCCAGCCGTACTCGCGAGCCATGTAGTCGATGAGCGCATCACGCTGCGTGGCGGCACCGACTTCACCGTTCGTCTGCCGTTGAGTCTCTTCAGCAAGAATGCCCTTGCGGCGTTCAGAGAGTTCAACCGCGGCCTTGGCAAGCTCAATGTCGACTTTGACACCGCGGCGGTTGATCTCTGCGTCGAGCACCTGCAGACGATGCTCCCACTCCGTGCAGTTCCACTTGGGCAGCGCCTTGAAAAGCTCACGCTCCGCTTCCACGTCCAGGCGACAGTAGTTGACGAACTTGATCCAGTCCTCGGGCTTCGTGTAGCGGTCATGGCGACGCACCTTGTAGCACTCAGGCTGGGGCTTGCAGAAGAGCTGGACAAGACGCTTGCCGTCCTTGTCCTTCGCTTTGTCGGTCGGCATGCGGAGCACGTCGCACAGGTCGCCAAGAGCGCCGGGGAGCCCGTGCTGATAGGCGATGACCATGGTGTCCACGATCATCTCGAGTGGGATGTGGTAGCCGTGGGCGGCAAGCACAACCGTGTCGAACATCATGCCGTTGTGCCAGACGATCTTGCGCTCGCCCGCCTGCACTTCCTTGAGCGCCTTGGCAAGCGCTTCGGGCATCTCTTTGGTCTGCGGGTTCGTGCAGTCCCAGACGCGGGCGGGTTTGTCGTCGATGGCGTAGCCCCACAACAGAATCTCGCAGTCTTCCGCATAACGGAAGCTGCCGACTTGGGGGAGATTGAGCGGAGAGAAGGTCTCAAGGTCCGCGAAAAGGTATTTCATGGAAGACTCCATTTGCAAGTCAAAGGACTCATCAGTTTGGTCGGGTCAAGGCGTACGAGCACCTTTTCACGGGAGTAGCCGTTGCGGATCGCCCAGCCGTAGAACTTCTCGAAGTCCTGCCAAGCGGGGCAGCAGGCGGTGTGGTCCAGGGTCATCCAATACGCGAGGACTCGATCCTTCGTGAACCGGTCCATCGCATCCCGCCCATACCACTTTTTGAGAGACGGGTTCTCGGGCACGTACAGCGGGCCGTCTCGTTCGGCCTTGTCATGCCGGCGGACTGCCGCGGCCTTGATCGCTTCTTCGCGTCGGCGCTCCCCCTCCGCAACCGAGCAGCGCTCGCCACTGATCGTGAGGTTCCCACTCTCGCGCAACGCGACGCCGTTCGCACGGGGGCGGCATCCGCAGTTGACGGCTTTGCTGTAGAGGCTGAGTTCTTTCACCTTGAAGGGCTTCCCACAGAAGGGGCAATGGGCGACGACAAGCCAGCGCTTCGCGGCCGAAGGCGTCGCGTACCAGCCGACGACATCTACGATCTCTTTGCCGGCAACGAGACGCCCTATGCGGCGTTGCCGCTCATCTTCTGTCGGCTTGTGAATTTGATCCATGTGAGACTCCTTTGAAAAACTGGGGAGCCCTTGGGGGAGGATGAGGGCTTGCCGTGCGGCAAGAGCTGCAGATGCTCATCCTTGTGTGATCGTGGTGCTAGAACTCCGGCATTACTGCCTGATGAATCACCCGACCCGCTACGGCTCTGCGTTCCGAGCGGTTTCCCCCGCGGCTCTGGATCAAGCCTCCTCCTCTGGGGAGAAGAGGGGGCTTTGTTCAAAGTCGCGTTAGCGCGTTAAGGGATGTCGGTGAAGTCGGGATCGTCGTCCGCCTTCAGATCATCGAAGTCATCGTCCTTGGCGACGGAAGCGCCGCCGATCGGATCGCCGTCTTCAACAAACTGGATGCCGCAGAGCGTGAAGGAGAAACCCGGCTGGATGGGCGTGCCATTCTTCGCCTTTCCGCTGTAGCACCAGAGATCCACGACAACGTTGCAGACAGCGCCGCTGTAGATCTTTCCGTCCTCGGGGCGCAGTTCAACCGTGCGGTCACGACCGACGATGCGCGGGGCCTGCTGGTCGGGACGGCGCTTGGCACTCAGGAAGTAGAAGCCGCCCTCGTCGTTGTGACGGAGCCCCTTGTTGTTATCGATCTTCTCGACACGGGCATTAAAGGCTTTGGCGTCGCGACCCCAGAAGGCGTTAGCGGCCACTTCCTTCGCGGCGTTAATCATCTCCACGATCTTCATGTGTTCCGGATTCGATTCATACAGTCGGATCTGAACGCTGTACTCGTCCTTGTTGGAAAGCTCGTTGTGCTTCGGTTCGAAGACTTCCGGGTAGGCGATGCGCACCTTGCGCAGCACGAGGTGGAGCTTCTTGCGCTCTTCAGCAGTAAGTTTTGCCATTTGTATTTCCTTCAAAAATGACAGGGTTTAATTGGCTTGTTCAGCCTTGGGGTCGAGATCGTCAAAGTCGTTCTCGAGTTGCGGCGTCAACGCGGGGCGCTCGTCCGTGCTGGGCACGATCAGAGGCTTGCCGTCGCTTCGGCCAATGAGGTTTGAGAGGCGAGCCCAGTACTTGGGTCCGATCTCGCCCGCCTTATGGAGCTTCTCGGCTGTGGTCGGCGAGATGACCTTGCGGTCGTATGCCTGATCGACCTTGAGCGCCTTTCGCAGTTCAGCCTCGGCGGCTTCGGCATCCGTCCACTTGCGCGGACCAGGGCGACCCGCGACGAGCTTGTAGCCTTCGGTCTCGCCATGGCTGTTGAGACGGTCGTACATGGCGCCCTCCACTGCGTCGCACCACATGCGAATCACCTTGAGCCAGCTGTATGCGGCCGCCAGACGCTCGGGCGTGGTCGGCACGGGGATCGAGCTCGGGAGCGCGACGGCGACGGGCGCGGTTTGTTCAGCCTCGGTGCCGTCAGCGAGATCCTCGAAGTCCGCTTCGAGCGCCTCCACCGTGGACCGATGCAGGATCGGACAGATCGCCTTCGCCTTGCAGAAGCGGCAGATGTGATCGTTCGGGATCGCGAAGTCGCCTTCTGGCGTCATGCCGGAGCCCTCGAGCGGCAGGAAGGGGTAGTCCTCCTTCAGGTCTTCGGGATGCGCCACCAGGTGGAGCGCACGATCCGCCGCTCGTCGGATATTCGTGAGAAACTTCCCCTCAAGTGCTGCACGGTCGACCGCCCACTCGCTGATGTTGTCCATGCGCGGCTGGACGATGTGGAGCACGACCTTTTCGATGCCGAACATCATGCCTTCGGGGTCTAGTTCAGCCATGGCGGCAAGCGCGTAGACGCCGAGCTGCGCGTTGTGCTTCGCCTCGACCTTGACGCCGGCGCCGTACTTGAAGTCGATGATGTGGAGCCCGCCGAAGCCATCGATAACAACGCAGTCGGCAGTGCCGAAGGCGTCGGGCTCTCCCGTGATCGGCGTGACCGGCAGGCGGACCTCGACGGCGCGATAGAGAGCGCCCCCGGCCAGTTCAGCCACGTGGGACACATACTCGCGCACGTGGGGTTCCATGCCGTCGTGAGACAGCTTGATGGCCGCGCGCTCTGCGGCTTCGGCGCGGTTTAGGTCGCGGCCCGCAAACTTCGCCCGCAACTCGAGCTCACACCAGCGGTGTGCCGCGGTGCCTTCTTCTGCGTAAGGGCTGGAGTCCTCCGGCGCGTCCTTGGAAAGAAGGACGGACGCCGGGCAGTAGCCAATACGCTCGCAGCTCGACGGGCTAATGAGAGCATGCTTAGCCATGGTCACGCCTCCGCCTTCGCTAGTTCAGCCTTGACGGCTGCAAGCGCCTCCGCGTAGCGAGCGCTGTCCAGCGTGCGGAAAGAGCTTGCGCCGATGGCCTCAAGTGCGGCGCGCATGACATCCTTGGCGTCGGAGCGGCCAACGACGAGCGCGTGAAGCGCGGCCATGAAACCGGCGGGGTCCGCCGGCACGTTTTCGACCTCTGCCGCAGGCGCGGCGGCTTCGGGCGTTAGTTCAGCCTCGACGGCTTCGGCGGGCTTCTCCACGGGTTCCGGGGTGGGCAGGGTGCCAGCTTCGGCGCGGACGGGTGCGGGTGCGGGTGCGGCCGGCGAGGGCGTCTCTTCGGGCGTGACGGTGGTCGGGGCCTCCGGTGCTGCCGTGTCTGCCGGCGCTGCCGTGTCTGCGTTGAGAGAGCGACCGGCGACGATGGCGCGGGCGATGGCGGTCAGTGCCCGGACCTCATCGGCAAGCGCGTGTATTTCAGTTTCAAGACTCACGATAGAGCCTCCCAAAAAATGAAAGTGAAGGGCGGGGCGGCGTAGGCAGTCCCGGGTTACTGCGCAGAGAAAAGCCTGCGGCGCGGGGCTGTAGGCTTTTCTCTGCGGGCCGGCATGACACCGGCCGCGTGGGCGCTACCATCGATAGATGTCCGGTAGCTTTTCGGCTGTCGGTCTGCGCGCTACGCGGAAGTCCAGCAGCGGAAATCGCAGGCGGGCGCGGCGGGCGTCGGCCAGGGCCTCGCATACGGAGTAGTAGGCACGGGGCAGCACCTGCCAGCGGTCACCAGTCCGCGCGGCTTGACGCAGTGCAATTACGTAGATCATTCGCTACGCTCCTTGCGCGCGCGGGCGATGACGCACGCCTCGAGGTACGAAAAGCAGATCTCTGCGAAGTCCTCGCGGCCGGTCATGTCGTTGCGAATCGCGTCCATCGCTGCGGCCACGGTGGCCGCGCCGGTTAGCTCTTTCAAAATCGAACCGGAAAGCTTTTCGATTCGGCCGGCGGCGTCGACGCGGTAGAAATTCCTTGCTGTCATGACTCAATGCTCCAAATTTGGCCGCCTCGAAAGGCGGCCGGGGTTTACTGTTACTGGACCTGCGCCCAGGCGATTTTGTTTTCGAGATAGAAACGCTCGAAAGCGTCTAGCGTTTCTTCGGGCACACGGCCCTCAAGCTGATCGCGCGCATCCGCCCAATCGGCCGCGCTAGGGGCTGCGTAGCACGGGTAGTCATCGCTGTAGCGTTGATAGGCCAGTACGTCCGTAAGCTCCGGACCTTCGTCGGACGGGACGGCGAAAAGGCACCATCCGGACGCGGCGCGGATGTGCTCAGTGCTGCCGGCGCCGTCATGGATGGCAGGCAGATAGAAATCGATGAGCGAAGTCGTGAGTACGGCCGGCGCTCCGGCAACGTTGAAACCGGGCGTACGGAGCGCATCAAGCAATGCGGCCTCGGCAGTCTCTTCGGCCAGAGCGAGACCGGCGGCCTCGAGGTCATCGGAATCGAAATCGATCCAGGCGGGCGCCTCATCGTCACGCAGATCGGCGCGGGACAGCACCAGCGCGAAGCGCACGCCGGCCTGCGGTGCGGTGCGGAAAAAGGCCGCGCCATAGATGCGGACCGTGCGGCCGTCCGGATCGATGTCATACGAGGACGTGTCGAGGTCGTACATGTTCACGATCGGGCGAGGGGTTGCGGGGGAAAGGTGGGCGGCGTCAAGGGCCGCGCGGGAGGTGTTTGCGTACATAGTGAGTCCTAGCTGATGAGTTGAAAAAAGCCCCTGCGGTTTTGCAGGTGAAAGCGTCCGGACGCCCGGGCGCTCTCATATGCACCCCACCTGTGCGGCGGGGCGCGGGGCTTTTAGCAGTAACAATCGGCGCAGGTTTCGATCCAGTCGACGAAAGCGCAGTTTCGGGCGCTCATCTCCACGCGGTCGGCGCCCCAGGCGGCGGTAATCGTGAGCTCGCCCCATCGGGATTCATAGCGGGCGCGGATCGTCGGACCGCCTACGGCAAGATCAAGGTCGGCGATGTATTCGCCAGTGCGACCGTTGAGGTAGACATCAAAAGAGAGCGGGTCGCGGTACTCGTCCGCGTGCTCCTCATCGTCATCGGCCTGGCCGAAGTACTCAGCGTCGAGCCATGCGACAGCAGAGGCGCACAGCTGGCGGAAGCAATCGACGTCGTGAAGCTCAGCGGCGCGCAGTTCGATGCGCGTTTCGGTGGTGGCGATGATTTCGGCCGCGATGGCGGCAGCGGTGTTGTTGTTGGTCATGATGAGTCCTAGCAAGTTAAGTAAGTGATTAGTCTTCGGCAGCGTCGAAAAGCGCGCCGGAGAGGGAAGCGAAAAGAGCAGAGAGAGCGCAGCCTGCAGCCAGCTTGACCACTGCGACGGTGTAGGCGCCGGCGGTCAGGTCGACCGATGAGGCCGCCGCGCCGGCGGCAAGCGCCGCAACTGCAAGGGCAGCGGCGCACATGGCCAGGCGGTTCACCAGAGCGCGGGGGGCTGTCATGCCTTGACCTCGCAGCCGTAGCGAGCAGCGAAAGCCGCGCGGCGTTCGATGCGCTTGGCGACCTTCTCGAGATCGCCGATGCGGCTAGCTTTCTGGCAGTCGGCCAGGCGGTCCCAGTCCGCCGGGAGCTCCACGGGGGCGCCGGCGCGGCGGGCGAAGTCGAGATAGAGGGCATCAGTGCGACGGCGGGCGGCGGCGCGGGCGGCGGCGCGCATGCGGTCGAATTCTTCGTCACGGCGACGGTCGGCGGCTTCACGAATGAGGGCCTCACGGATGAGCGCGATGGTGAGAAAAACGGCGATGACGGCGATTGCGACGAGGTAGTGGGCGATGATGGCGGGTGTCATGGTGTGGAGTCCTAGTTGTGTGTTCATTAGTGTTGAATCGTGCTCGATTCGTTAAGTGCATATTACACCTAAACGAGCACAAACGAGCACAACAAAGATGAGCACACTTGACATAGATCAAGCACACGTAGGACGCAGGCACCACCGGCGGGCCCGCCGGCCGTATGCCGCGCGCTTTCCCCGGCCCCCTCAAGGCCACGGGGGGCCTCCGCCTCTACTCGCTTTTTTTGTGAGTTGGCACGCAACTTCGTTTTTTTGTTAGTTGGATTGCGGCGATAGGACTTACTGAACTGCCGTTTTTGGTGAGTTGGCACGCAACTTCGTTTTTTCGTGAGTTAGCCGAAGAAAAAAGGACGTACTAAGTATTTATCTACCCCCTCTCGTAACTTCTCTCATACGTGAAAATCAAGGGGGGGTACCCCTTTAGTTGCTCCTATAGGGGGTTTATGTTTTTGGCCGAATTAGGTAATTAAGCTGCGCGGCGTTTTTTAGGCAGCGCATCCCCCAGGCCGAAGGGTGGCGCCGGATTCGGTGCTACGGCACGTGGGAACGGCGGACCGTGGGGCTTTGCGGCGTGCGGTGGGGTGGCGCCGTGGGGTCGGCGGTGCTCTGGCCTACCCGACGCGCCGCGCCGTGGTGCGGGTTTTTGGTGCGGGCGCGCGGGCCCTCCGCGGCCTGGGGCTCCGACCGGCGGCATCGGCTGCGCTCGGGGCGCTGTGGGCATTTTTGTATGAACGCACAGCCTCACCGCCTGCCGCGCCTTGATGCGCGGGAATTCCTGCCCGTCCGTTCGACGGTTGCGGCTTTCGTCGGGCGATTGCGGCTAGACTCCGGCCGCAGGAGGAAAGCACATGACAAAGACGATTGCCGTAAGCGCTGCCGGGCGACCGGTCGGCGAGGATTCCGCGCGGTGCCGGTGGCCTGACGCCGTGGTCGAAGAGATTCGCCAGCGTGTGGCCGCCGGGGAGACCGTCACCGCGGCCGCCGCCCGCTTCGGCGTGCCTTTCAACACCGCGAAGGACTTCGTACGATGCCACCGCCGCGCCGTGCTGCCCGCCGCATGGGTGACGGTCCGCGCGGGGCGTCGGGTGTCGGTCGGCTGAGGCGCTCGTCGGGGACGGGTGGGGACCCAATTTCGCCGCTCGTCCGCGGGGGACCTCGCCCGACCGGCACATCCAAGAAAATTTCATTTTTGAACTTCCCTTTTTTCCGAGTTCCCGCACCCCACCGTCCAAAAAATTTTTAGGAAATTTTCACAATGGCTCAAACCGTCGCAAACAAGATCAAATCGATTCAGATCCTCGAGAAGCCCTCTAGCAGGGCCGCTACGGCGTCGACACCCTCGGACGAGCAATCACAAGGGGAAGGTTTGTTCGGCGCCTCAGCGTGCTCAAAAACGCACATTCCTGCCTCGTCTGAAGCCGTGGTAAGGATCGTGCATGAAGGGGCACCCAAGACGGTGTCCGACATGGACCCGTCGAAGCGACGTGCGCACTACAAGCCCGTGACGCCGGACGAGGACTGGCGTCCGGAGTGGGGGCCGAGGAAGCGTCGTCCCGGGCTGACGAAGGAGGACAGGGCTCTGATGCGTCGGGTGGCGACGGAGGCGATGGTGGGGTTGCCCGAGGTGCCGGAGTATCTGCCGACGGATGCGGAGACGGGCCGGGTGGTGAAGTCGCCGGAGCTCTTGGACGCGCTCTGTGCCTACTTGGCGCAGGGCGGGATGATGCTGACTTTTGCGAAGCGTGTGGGCCTTGGCCGCAGCGCGCTGTCGCAATGGTGCTCGAAGGATCCGAAGTGGAAGGCGGCTGTTGCGAAGGCTCGGGAGCAGGGCGTTGACGCGCTAGCCGAGGAGGCGTTGGCGATGGCGACGGATCCGCTGATGGTGGAGGACGTGTACGAGCGGTATGACAACGACGGGAATCTGCTCAGTTGTGACGTGAAGACGGGGGACGCGGTTTATGCGAGGAAGCTGGCGGTGTCGACGCGGCTTGACCTCCTGAAGAAATGGGCGCCGGAGAAGTACGGCGACAAGGTGGAGGCGAAGACAGACAGCTCTCTTGCCTCCCGCATCCTTGCCGCCAGACAGCGCGTGGCGGGGAAATCGTAGGTTAGAAAAACGGGCGATAAAGGCCGACACATACCGCCAAAACTTTTTTAATTTTTACGTTTGGAATGTTGAATTCCGAGTTGTTGTCGAAAGATAAAAACATTTCGGAAATATCTCTCTTAAATCTTCCAATAATCGCGGAATTATTTTCCGTTTCCGCCAGAACGATTTGCCCGGACTTTATGCGGGGCCACTCTTTGCAGAAGTAGAGAGCGTCTCCGTCCTGTACGGCAGGCGCCATGGCGGCGGTCTCCGCGACGATTGCGAAGTCCGGCGTGGGCACGTTTGTGGTGTAGAGCATTTCGGGCGGGAGCGCGATGAATTCGCAACTGGAGAACCCTGGCGCGCAGAAGTAATCAGCGGTCTGGGAGAGTGCCAGGATTGGAATTTCCCGCATGGGGGCCTCGGCATGCGCCCCATGAAAGATGTTTCCTTGGCCTCTCAGCTCTTGAAGGTGTTTTTCGTAGGCCATTTCCGCTCGGTAATCGTCGTCTCTAGCATCGGTTGCAGAGGCCACCCACAAAACTTTAGGGTCAACGGCCAGCGCGGCGGCCAGTTTCGCGATTGTGGCGGGGTGCGGGGTCGACTCTCCTGATTTCAGCCGCTGGATAGTTGCGGTAGCGACGCCCGAGAGCTTTGACAATTTACGTACGGAGAGCCCGTTCTCGACCATGAGCTCGTGTAGTGTGCTCAAAAAGGTGGTATTGGTTGACATAGTGTACTCGCTGTGCTTATTATTCATGTCGCCATACTTGTATTCTATATTTTTGGAGCACTCATGTCGAGTAATGACTACATCTCCCCAAAGACGGCCTTGGCCTATCTTGTCCGTTCCGGCCTTAGCAAGCGAGCAGTCGCAAAGTACTGCGATATAACTCCAATGACGCTGTACAGGATTCAGAACGCCCCGGATGGCTTTGCTTTTCGCGAAAGCACGGTGAAGAAAATGCACGATGCGTATACGCGTAGAGAGCAGGAAATGGCGTCGGACGCCCGTGTTCGCAAGGAGCTTGGGTTATGACCTCGTTCATCCGTGAGAAAGGGCCGAGGCTCGTCGAGACCGGCTACCCCGTGGTTCCGCTGTCGAAAGGCAAGAAGCATCCGACCACGCCCAACTGGCAGAACTCTCCGCTCACCGCCCAGGCTTGCCGACAGCGGCCGGAGGGTGAGGGCGTCGGCGTGCTGTGTGGATACGGTGACACGCCTATCTGCGCCATCGACGTTGACTTTCGCGGAACCGATGTGGAGGCGAAGGCGCTTTTTGACGCCCTCTGCAAGGCTTATCCTGCGTGCGCGATGGCCGTTTACCGTGTCGGTCGGGCTCCGAAGTTTGCGCTGCTCTTTCGTGCAGAAGGGCGCTGGATGAAGCAGACGACTCTCGAGTACGTCAAGAACGGTGACGAGTCCACGAAGTCACAGCTGGAGGTTCTGGGCAAGGGGCAGCAGATTGTTCTGTACCACATCCACCCGGAAACGGGGCTCCCCTACAGCTACCCGGATGCTTTTTTCTCAGGGGAGCCTGTTGACGTTCCGGCTGCCGAGCTCCCTTTGATGACGTATGAGGGCGTTCAGACGCTCTGCGACGCATTCGAAAAGTTCGTTGAGAGCAACGGGTGGGCGCCGGTCAAGGGTAGTGAGCGCACGATTGCCGTCGATGCTGACGAAGCCCTGGCGGAAGAGCTCGTACCGAAGCGCCCGATCGGGCTCACGATCGACCAGATTCGCAAGCTGATGGCGCCGAGAGTGGAGTCGTGGGGTTCCTACACCCCGTGGTACCAGGACGGCATGCGCATCCACCACGAGACGTCTGGGTCGCCTGATGGGCTTGCCCTCTGGGATGAGCTTAGTCAGCAGGCCGCCAAGTATGACGGTTTCGCTGAAGTGGAGAAGAAGTGGGCTACGTTCAATAACCGTGGCCTGCGTTCGCTCACGATGTGGCCGATCGCTCGGGAAGCGCGAATGGTCATCGCGAGAGCGGAGGCTTTCACGGAAGACGGGCTTCTGTGCCGTGTGCTTCGCGACTGGGGCGATCACCTCCGCTATGCGCCACAGGCAAAACGCTGGTACTACTTTGAGCCCGCTACGAGGCAATGGGACCGCCTCGGGCCGGAGGCTTCGATCTGCACAAGGATTCGTGACGAGATCTTCAATTCGCTTTTGACGGAGGAGATCAAGGCAGCGAGGGATGCTGGGGATGAAGCCCGAGAAAAGGCGGCGGCCAAGTTCCAGCTGCGCTGTCTCGACGGCGAGAGCGCCATGCTGGACAAGCTCCTGAAGAACCTGACCCGTACGCGTGAGCTCTACGTCGACGAGAACGACATGGACGCGATGGAGGAGTTCATCGCGGTCGAGAACGGACTCGTGAACCTGAAGACGAGGGATCTGGTGCCGAATGCACCAGATGCCCTGATGGTGAAGTACTGCAATGTGCGGTACGACCCGAGTGCGGACTGCCCCACCTGGCGCAAGTGCGTTTCCACATGGTTCGGAAGCGAAGAAGTGGCGTGGTACATGCAGAAGGTGCTTGGCAAGATGCTGGCAGGCCGACCGGATGAGGAGGCATTTTACCTGCTCATTGGCGACGGAGCCAACGGCAAGTCAAGTTTTCTTGAGACGATTAGTGAGGTGATGGGCGGCTACTCGAAGGCGTTGAGCGATGAGACCGTCATCGGCCGCAAAGGCACGCCGGCAAGCGGGCATCGTGCGGACATCGTGCGTCTGCAGGGGGCCAGGTTCGTGTACTGCTCCGAGACCGGGAGCGGGGAGTCTTTCCGCGCAGCGGACTTGAAGCGCATTTCCGGCGGGGACAAGATCTCCGCACGAGGTGCGTATGCCGCCGAGGTGAAGGAGTTTCCCGCCAGATTCACGCTTTTCATTGCCACCAATTTTGCGCCGAACATGCAGGGGGCTGACAACGCCATGCGCCGTCGCATTCGTCTGATCGACTTCCCGCACGACTTCGAGAACGATCCCAAGTATCGCGCCATGCGCATCAAGGGGCTGTCGCAGGTGCTTAAGGCGGAGCGCTCTGGCATTTTCAATTGGCTTCTAGAGGGACGAGACGGAGAGCTGAAGGAGGGACTTGTGGTGCCGAAGTCGGTGCAGGACGCGTCGAACGCCTATGTCGACTCGCACGATCTGGTCACCCAGTGGTTTGATGAGCGGTGCGAGATCGGGCGCCCGGAGAAGGAGAACGATCCGTCGACGAAAGAGTTGTTCGAGAGCTATTGCCAATGGCTTGAGAGCATGAACGAGTCGACGTTCGATGCGCGGCCTAGGCTTTTGACCGAGCGGCTGAAGAAACTGCTTGCGAGGAGGGGGGCGCCGTTTCGGCTTCGTCAAGGGAACGACGGGAAACGTTTTGTCGGCATTCGGCTGAAGAGCGCCGTCGCCCTGGACCAGCCCGCTCAAGACGACTTCGAAGACATTCCCTAACCAACCGACCCTCGGCTTCCTTTCCGAAATCGGGGGTCTTTTTCCATGAGGACAATTTTCTATGAATGAACTGTCAGACGACATTGCCGAAGAGCTGGCGCGAGGGTACGACGACCCTCTGCGCTTCGTGCTTTGGGCGTTCCCGTGGGGCGAGTCGCCCGAGCTGTCGATCGTACCGCTTCCCGAGCCTTGGGCTTCGAAGTACCCGGGGAGCAAGTTCGGGCCGGACAAGTGGGCGTGTGAGGTCTTGGACGAGATCGGGCAGCAGGTGCGCGCAAACGGCTTCGACGGGATCCATGCTGTCAAGCCCATCCGCCTTGCGGTTGCGTCAGGGCACGGCATCGGAAAAAGTTTTTTGACGGCCTGCCTCGTGATTTGGATCCTCGCCACTCGTCCGAACTGCAAGGGCGTGGTGACTGCGAATACGGCGTCGCAGTTGAAGACGAAGACATTCGCGGAAATCTCGAAATGGTTAAAGCGCTCGATCATCTCCGACATGTTCGAGATCAAGGCGGAGTCCATCGAGGCGAAGGAGGCACCGGAGGCTTGGCGCGTTGACGCGCAGACGTGTAAGGAAGAAAACTCCGAATCGTTTGCAGGCCAGCATGCGGCGTCCTCTACTTCCTTCTACATTTTCGACGAGGCCTCGGCAGTCCCGGACGTGATTTGGGAAGTGGCGGAAGGCGGTCTGACCGACGGTGAGCCGATGATGTTCGTGTTCGGCAATCCGACGAGAAACACAGGGCGTTTCCGCGAATGCTTCGGGAAGCGCAAGAACGTCTGGAGCACTCGTCAGATTGACAGCCGAAGTGTGTTCATCACGAACAAGGAGCAGATGGAGGAGTGGCGCAAGGAGTATGGCGAGGACTCGGACTTCTTCAAGGTGCGTGTGAAGGGTGAGTTCCCGAGTCAGTCCGACAAGCAGTTCATCCCGTCGGGCCTTGTGATGGAGGCGGCGAGGCGAGACATGCCGCACAACGGGGCGACGTGCGCGATCATCGGCGTGGACGTGGCGCGCTTCGGTGATGACGACAGCGTGATCTACACGCGCATCGGCAGGGGTTGGCTCCCGATCAAGCGCTTCAAGGGGCTCTCCACAACGCAACTCGTGGCCAAGGTGAAGCGGCACTTCGACGAAGTGAGGGCGCTCGGGTTCCCGAGAGACCGCATCTACATCAACGTGGACGAGGGCGGTGTTGGCGGTGGCCCGAAGGACCAGCTTCGTGACGACGGGTATCCCGTGCGCGGCATCCAGTTCGGTGCGAGTGCGGACGATCCGAAGACGTACGCCCGTCTCCGTGAGGAGATGTGGGGGAGGATGAAGCTCTGGCTGATGGACGGCGGGACGATCCCGAACGATCAGGGCCTGATCGACGACTTGACGGCGCCCGAGTACGACATCCTGCCGGGCGGGCAGATCAAGCTCGAGTCGAAGAAGGACATGAAGAAGCGCGGCATGCCGTCGCCAGACAGTGCAGACGCGCTTGCGCTGACCTTCGCGTACAAGATCGAGGAGTACATCCCGCTCGCGGAGCTCGAGTACCGCAACCGCAGATCGGGGAGGCGGGACTACGACCCCTTCGCCTGTCTGAAGTAATGGGTGCATGAGACTAAGCTCGCGTGGTTTGATTGACCCTAGAAAAACGAAAGCCGCCAGAAGGTGAAGATTCTGACGGCTTTCTAGGATTCTCATAAGGAACGGGCTTATGAATGTCTTAGGGTTGATTTTACCTGACGAATTGGTGTTGAGCATAGCAATGATGGCTTTTTCTGACCTACCTGCGCACGTGCAGGTTCTGTTGGCACTTGTGGGCGTTTTACTCGCCACATGGGTTGCCGCGCGCGTCATAGACCTTTACGACTATCTGCGCTGTGGTTCTGCGAAGCGTCAGGAAATTCGGAACAGCCGCCGCTGGTTCAAGCAGTGGAGGGGGCAATGATTACGTATCAGGAGCTGTCGTTCGGTGAACTTTACGATCTGGACGGTTGGACGGACTGGGTGACGGAGTACATCAACGAGACGGCCAACCCTGCCATTGGCGCGGCCGAGGCGCAGGTGTCCCGCTATGCCGCGCTCGACAAGGACGGTCAGCTTCGCTGTGTGGCCGTGCTTGACGACGGGCGCCTTGTTGGCGCGGCCGCGCTTCTCGTCACGCAGTCCCAGCACTACCCGTTTCCTCTCGTCGGCGTTGATGCCTTCTACCTCCGTAAGGCATGGCGCCGTGGGCGTACGGGGCTTGATCTTCTCGGGTGCGCCAAGGCGGTTGCGGCCAAGGAAGGCGCTCCTGGCTTCACCTTCATGGCCCCTCCGGGCACGAAGTTTGACAAGCTGTGCGATCGCCTCGGCATGACGCACACGCACAACTGCTACTGGTGCAAGTGCGATGAATGATCTTGCGACACGAGCCGCGGCTGTGGAAGCCCTCGGGCAGGCGCTTGAGGCGGAGTTCCCGCCGATCCACATCGAGACGGAGCACCACCTTCATGCGGGTATGTATTCCCGCACGGTCTACGTTCCGAAAGGCGCGGCGGTCGTGGGGCTCACAGTCAAGGTACCGACGCAGTTGATCTGCTGCGGGCACTTCAGGATCACGGATGGGGGCGTCACGAAGGAGCTTCGCGGCGTCCATATCCTCGACGGCATGGCGGGGCGAAGAGCCGCTGTCTATGCCCTTGAAAACTCGTCCTTCACCATGTGTTTCGCGACGGATGCGAAGACTGTGGAGGAGGCCGAAAACGAATTTACTGATGAGCCCGATCGGCTCTTAACTCGAAAGGAGAATCTCTTATGTCAGGAGTAGCAGTTGCCGTTGGCGTAACCGCGGCGTCCATCGGCGCCTCCATGTACAGCGCCAACAAGCAGGACAAGGCGCAGCGCCGCGCCGCCGATCAGCAGGCCAAGGCGGCCGCCGAGGCGAAGAAGCAGCAGGAGATGGAGTTCAACAAGGCCAATCAGAATGAGGTCGATGTCAGCGGTATCATGAGTCAGAATCAAGGCGGCGGAAGCGCCACGATGATTACGGGTCCGGGCGGCGTCGGCAAGAATGATCTTCTGCTTGGCGGCGGCTCCTCTCTTCTGGGAGGCTAATCATGGCGGACAGTCTTCGCAAACAGTGCGGCAAGCGCTGGGAGGCGCTGAAGTCTGAGCGCTCCTCTTGGATGCCGCACTGGCAGGAAATCTCGGAAGTGCTTCTGCCTCGCGCGGGGCGCTTCCTCGTCTCCGACAACAACAAGGGGGACAAGCGCCACCGCGCCATCCTGGACAACTCAGGCACGCGAGCGCTTCGCACCTTGTCGGGCGGCATGATGGCGGGCATGACGAGCCCGGCTCGCCCGTGGTTCCGTCTCACGACGAAGAACCCGCAGTTGGACGAGAACTACGAAGTCAAGAAGTGGATGACGCAGGTGACGACCCTCATGCAGATGGTCTTCAACCAGTCGAATGTCTACCGCGCCTTGCAGATGGCGTACGAGGAGCTCGGTGCTTTCGGCACGACGTCTGTGATCGTGCTTGACGACTACGACTCCATCATCCATTGCATGCCGCTCACCATTGGCGAGTTCGCACTTGCGACGGATTCCCGAGGCGACGTGAACACGTGCTATCGAGAATTTCGCATGACGGTCTCCGCGCTCGTCGGGGAGTTCGGCTACGACAAGGTGTCGCCGAACGTGCGTAGGCTCTACGATCGCGGGAACTATGACGAGTGGATCGAGGTCGTCAACGCCATTGAGCCGCGAAGCTTTCGAGATCCTCAGAAGCGAGACGCGAAGAACATGCCGTTCCGGTCGGTCTACTTCGAGAAGAACGGCAAGGGCGACTCGATCCTTCGTGAGTCGGGCTTCCGACAATTTCCTGTTCTCGCAGCTCGTTGGAATGTGACGGGCGGCGACATCTACGGGACGGGGCCGGGCATGGAAGCGCTCGGCGACCTTCGCCAGCTTCAACAGCAACAGCTTCACAAGTCCAAGGCCATTGCTCAGCAGGCCGATCCCGCGGTCATTATGTCGGCCGACATGCGCAATCAGGAAGCGAACCTGGTTCCGGGCGGGATCGTTTGGGCGGACAACGTAGCGCAGGTGCAGGGGGTGCGATCTGCCTATGAAGTCAATCTGCGTCTGGACGCGCTCCTGATGGACATTCAGGACGTGCGTCGGCGTATTGATGAAGCGTTCTACAAAGACATCTTCTTGATGATTACGGGCATGCCCACGACTGCCCGCGCGACTGCGACTGAGATTGCCGAGCGCCACGAAGAGAAGATGTTGATGCTTGGCCCCGTCCTCGAGCGTCTCAACGCGGAGATGAACGACCGACTGATCGCCATGACGTTCGACCGCATGGTGCAGGTCGGCATGCTTCCGCCGGTCCCGCAGGAGCTTCAAGGCATCGACTTGAACGTCGAGTTCGTCTCGATCCTTGCGCAGGCCCAGAGGGCCGTGGCAACCAACGCGGTCGACCGCTTCACGCAGAACCTCGGCATGCTCGTGGCGATCAAGCCCGATCTCGCCGACAAGTTCGATGCGGACTACTGGGCGGATTACTACTCGGACGTGCTGGGGCTTGATCCCCAGTTGATCGTGCCAGGCAAGCAGGTGGCGCTCATCCGCCAGCAGAGAGCCGAGCAGCAGGCGAAGATGATGCAGATGGAGCAGGCCAAGGAGATGGCCTCTGTCGCGAAGGATCTCGGAGCGGCTCAGGCCGCCGTCCCTGCGTCTCCAATGTCTCCGCTTCAGGGAACGCTTCAGTCGGCGAGTCCTGAGCAGATCATGGGGCAGTTTGCGGGCTATTGATCCAATGGGTGCATGAGAGCAAAACAGCGTGTCAAAGTAGCTTCAACACATAAAGCGAAAGCCGCTCGGGGTGCGATCCGAACGGCTTTAGAAGAGATAAGAGCAATGGTTGAAGAACACGACAGGCAGATGATTCGGGAAGACGAACGTCGCCGAATAGAGAGGGAACGCAAAACTTGGTGGTGGGACGCCTTCAAGAGCGTTGCGGTTCCTATTCTTGTCGGCGTTATCTCTTCGCTAGTTTCGCTCAAGGTAGCGGGTGTTTTATGACTGAACAGAAACTGCCATACGAAGCCTCGGACGACTTCCCGTCCGACTTCAAATGGCTGATGCGTGACGTGCGCGGGCGTCGGTTGATGCACTGGCTTCTTACGAAGTCGGGCGTCTTCCGAACGACTTTCGAGGAGGCGCCGATGCGGGCGTCCTACATGCCGATCGCGATGGCGCATGCCGAAGGCCGAAAGGACATCGGCTACCGCCTGATGGCGCAGATTGATCGGGTTTGCCCCGACCAGTATTCCAAGATGATGAAGGAGAACAAGAATGGCTGAAGACGGAACTCCCGTTGATCCTGCCGAACCTACGGCGCCTGCAAATCCGACAGCGCCCGAAGGTGGCGAGGGAAACCCTACCGATCCGGCACCGGCGGCTACCGCTCAGGCGACGGACGCTACCGAACCGACGGCGGACATGCCGTCCCTGCTGGGCGAAGGGGATCAGAACGACGGCGATCAGAAGCCCGCGCAGGCGGCGCCCGAGGCGTATGAACCGTTCGACGTCGAGGGGCAGCAGTTCACAGAAGCTCAGCTCGAAGGCTTTGCCGCTACGGCGAAGGAGCTCGGGCTCTCGCAGGAAAATGCCCAGAAGATGCTTGCCGCCATGGTCCCCACGGCGCGCCAGTATCTGGTGGATGACTTGAAGGCGAAGTCGCGCGAGTGGGCTTCGCTTTCTGAGAAGGACCCTGAAATCGGCGGCGCCAATTTCAAGGCTAATGTCGGCGTTGCGAACAGCGCACTCAAGCAGTTTGCGACTCCCGAATTTACGGCGCTTTTGAGAGGATCCGGCCTTGGGGCGCACCCCGAGGTGGTCCGTGTGTTTTATCGCATCGGCAAGGCCATGCAGCAGGATCACGGTGTGACGGGAAGCGCTTCCGCTCCGGCGGGCGCTCGACGCCGCTACCCGAAGTCCAACATGGTGGCTGATGAATAAGGAGATAAGGAATGGCTACGACTACTAAGCCGAATCGCAATCCGACGCTCGCCGACCTGATGGATCGTCTGGATCCGAATGGCGAGCTCGCTGACATCGTTGAAGTACTCAACGAAACCAATGAAATGATGGACGACATCACGTGGGTGGAGGCGAACAACAAGTTCTCCCACCGCACGACCGTTCGTACAGGTCTTCCGACCGTCACGTGGCGCAAGCTCAACTACGGCGTGAAGCAGTCCAAGTCCACGGTTGCCCAGATCACGGACACCTGCGGCATGCTTGAAGCCTTCGCTACCGTCGACAAGAAGCTCGCCGAAATCAACGGCATGAAGGAATCTTGGCGCGCTTCCGAAGAACGCCCGTTCATCGAGGCCATGTCCCAGACGCTTCAGCGCGCTCTCATCTACGGCGACTCCTCGAAGGACCCCGAGCAGATCATGGGCCTTGCACCGCGCTTCAACACGAAGGATCCGAAGAAGGCTCCGTGTGCTGTCAACGTCATCGACGCCGGCGGCACGGGCACCGACCTCACCTCCATCTGGCTCGTCGGTTGGGGTCCGAACACGGTCCACGGCCTTTACCCCGAAAACTCCAAGGCGGGTCTCTCCAAGGAAGACATCGGCGAAGAAGCCGCGCTTGATCCGGATGGCGGCGAGTACCGCGTCCTCAAGACGCACTTCGGTTGGGACGTTGGTCTCTCTGTTCGCGACTGGCGCTATGTCGTACGTATTGCGAACATCAAGGAAAGCCTTCTCCAGTCCGTTCCGCCGGATGAAAACAGCGCCACCGGCCATAACCTCTACGAGCTCCTCGTCAAGGCGGTCGCCAAGGTTCCGAGCCTCTCGGGCGCCCGCTTTGCCTTCTATACGAACCGTACGATCGAAACGTACCTGCGTCTGCAGCAGGCCAACTCCCGCAACGTCCAGCTGAATCTGGCCGATGTCGGTGGCCGCCGCGTGCTGAGCTTCGACGGCATCCCGTTCCGTCGCGTCGACGTGCTTGAGTTCAAGGAAGCTCAGGTCAAGTAAGGAGAAGACAATGATTGTTGACTATCTGATGATGTTCACGAAGGACGAGGGCCAGAAGCTTACCGCCGCGGCCGTCTCCGACTTCCGTCTTGACTTCGGTCAGCCCAAGCCGACCACGGGCTATGCCTATGGCGACCTTGTGGCCGTCTTCACGGTGAAGGCCGACGTGACGGGCAACCTCACGATCTCGCTGCAGGACTCCGACACGGAGACGAGCGGCTTTGCCGACGTGACCACGGCGGTGACGCTTGCCGCCCCGAAGGCGGGCACCCAGATCGTGATCCCGATCCCGTACCATCACAAGCGCTACATGCAGGCGAATTTTGCCGGCACTGTTTCGGTGGGCACGGTTCACGGCTTCATCACGTCGGGCTTCCAGGACAACGCGGGCTTTGAACAGGCTCCGTCTATCAAGACGGCTTGATCCTCCGTGAAGAGGTGATGACAAAGGGGCGCTTCGGCGCCTCTTTTTGTAGGAGGTTCTCATGGCAAGTGCTGTAGAGATTTGTAATTTGGCGTTGTCTTTCCTGGGTGACACCGGGAGCATTGCATCGATTGACCCGCCTGAAAGCCCGGCCCAGGCGAAGATGTGCGCGATCTACTACCCGATCGCGAAGTCGGCGATGCTCGAGATGCACGACTGGTCGTTCGCGACGAAGCGCCAGCTCCTCGCCAAGTTGAGCTCGGAGGAGACGGCGGGGTGGAGAGGCGTCTACGAGGTGCCGTCCGACTGCATGCGCGTCATCCGCGTCCGCCCGCACTCGAAGCAGGAGATGCCGAGCTGGTGGACGGGTAACCCGGTGTGGTTCATGGAGCCCAACGACGCGAACTTCGAAGTGATGGGCGGGAAGCTCTACACGAACGCGGAAAACCCCGTGGCGACCTACGTGACGTCGGAGGTCTCGGAGGGCTACTTCTCGCCAACCTTTGTGACGGCGTTCGCGTACTACCTCGCGATGGAGATTGCGGGTTCCCGCGTGAAGGGCGAGGAAGGGCAGAAACTATCGAGCTTGCTTTCGAAGCAGTTCCAAGTGGCGCTCTCGACGGCGAAGACGCGTGACGCGAATCAGCAGCGCAAGCAGGTCTGCTTCACGCCCTCGTGGATCGTAAGGAGGTAGGCATGGGTATCCGCAAAGTTCAAATGTCTTTTTCGGCGGGCGAGCTCTCCCCCGCCATGTACGGGCGATTTGACGATCAGAAGTACCAGCAGGGTTTGGCGAAGTGCCGCAACTTCCTCGTGCTTCCGCAGGGCCCCGCGACGGTTCGATCGGGTACGGCGTACGTGAACACGACGAAGTATCCGACGAAGAAGTGTCGCCTCATCCCGTTCACGTTCTCGTCCGATCAGACGCTTGCCATCGAGCTTGGCGACAAGTACGCGCGCTTTCACACGTCGGGCAAAACCCTCCTGGGCGAAGACGGGCGGCCCTACGAGATCGAGACGCCGTACAGCTCGGACGACGTGTTTGACATCCACTATGTCCAGTCGATGGACATCATGACGCTCGTGCATCCGAACTACCCGCCGAAGGAGTTGCGCCGCTATGGTGCGACCGACTGGCGTCTCGTCGACGTTCAGTTCGGCGCACCGCTACCTGCCCCAGGAGCGCCGGAAGTGTCCTACCATGTGGTCGCCGGCAAAGATCAGACGATCACGGATGCGGAGAAGACGCGCTACACCCTGAAGTACAAGGTGACGGCAGTAAAGGAGACTGAGACGGGAAGCGAGCAGGAGAGCCCTGCAAGTCCCGTTGGCGAGACGAAGGGAAACCTGTACCTCAACAACGCCACCTGTACGATCACGTGGGGCTCTGTGGCAGACGCGGAGCGATACCGCGTCTATAAGAATTTCAAGGGCTTGTACTGCTTTATCGGAGAGACGACCGAAACGTCGTTCATCGACGACAACTACTCGCCCGACGAGGGCATCACGCCGCCTATCTACGACGACCCTTTCTTTATGAGCAAGGGCATTACGTCTGTCACGGTCAACAACGGCGGGAGCGGGTACGTCTATGACCGCAGAGGCATTGACACAACGAATGTGGCGCTCAAAAGTGGGGGGACTCAACTTAGTGGCGGCGACTGGACAGTCACCAGCGTTAATCGCTACGCTGAAATTTGGTGCAGGGTTTATGACGAAGCTGGCACAGGCGCGGGCGCAGTTGTTACGCCGGTCGTCAAGCAAACGAAGGGTAGGGATAGTATCTCGTACGGAGACGGGTACAGCAAAGAGTATGACGTATGCGAGACTGAGATTACAGGTTTCACCGTGACCTCCCCTGGCAGTGGATACTCCAACCCGCGCATCGAGCTCAGTTATAGCTATGTATATTGGGAGTGTACGGCTAGCGACTGTTGGACGGATACTGCATCGTCGAAGGCGGTTTTTTCAATCGGAGTCGAGCAGTCGTCTCTTCGTATCGACGTCAAGGACTCGACAGGTTGGGGCGCGGAGCTCGTGCCGGTTGTGAAGGACGGGCGCATCGAGAAGGTAGCCGTGCGGTCCGGCGGGCAAAGCTACACGTCTCCGAAGTTGACGGTTGTTTCTACGGTGGGGAGCGGCGCTTCGCTCTCCGCCAACGTAGGTAAGGCGGGCGACTACCCCGGCGCGGTCTGCTACTACGAACAGCGCCGATGCTTCGCGGGAACGCCGACGCGCCCTCAGATGGTGTGGATGACGCGCTCCGGTACCGAGTCAGACATGAGTCACACGCTCCCCTCGCAGGACGACAACCGCTTGCGTTTCGCCATCGCGGCGCAGGAGGCGTCGCGCATCCTGCATCTGACGCCGCTCCAGCAGATGCTTGCGATGACGAATACGACGGAGTATCGAGTCTACTCGGGCGGCTCCGCCCCGATGGCGCCTGATGCGATTCGATCGGAAGTGCAGGCGCAGATAGGCGCGTCGAACGTCATGCCTGTGGTGGTCAACTCCACGGTCGTTTACGCGGCTGCCCGTGGCGGGCACGTGCGTGAGCTCGGGTACAACTGGCAGTCGTCGGGTTTCACTACAGGCGATTTGTCGATCCGATCCGCGCACTTCTTCGAAGACTCGCAGATCGTCGACATGGCGTTGGCGAAGTCGCCGGATCCGATCGTGTGGGCGGCGATGGCCGACGGCAGTCTTCTGGGGTTTACCTACTTGCCTGAGCAGGCGATTGGCGGCTGGCACAAGCACACGACGGTGAACGGCGCGGTCGAGTCTGTGACGGTCGTGCCTGAGGGGGATGAGGACATCGTTTATCTCATCATCCGTCGAACAGTCAAGGGAGAGGTTGTCCGCTACGTCGAGCGCATGCACGAGCGTAAGTTCTCGGCGTTGGAAGACGCATGGTGCGTGGACTGCGGCGGGGAGTACATCGGAGACCGGACGACTGAGGTGAAGGGGCTCACCTGGCTCGAAGGCGAGACGGTCAACATCCTTGCCGACGGTTGTGTGCTCCCTCAGCGCGTAGTGGAGGACGGGAAAGTCACGCTCACCCAATCGGCGCGTCACGTCATCGTGGGCCTGCCGATCACGGCCGACCTGCAGACGCTCCCGGTGGCGGTACAGCTGGCGGACGGCTCGGTTGGGATGGGGCACATGAAGAACGTGAACGATGTGTTCATGCGTGTGCACAAGTCTTCCGGTGTCTTTGTTGGCCCTGACTTTGACAATCTTGTCGAGTACAAGCAGAGAACCGATGAGCCGTACGGGTCCCCGCCGGCATTGATGGACAAGGAAATCTCCGTCGCCACAATCTCGCAGTGGAACGACTCAGGGCAGATCTGCGTTCGTCAGAAAGATCCTCTGCCGCTCACGATCGTTAGTCTCTGTTGGGATTTGGCGAAGTAATGGGTGCATGAGGTCCCTTCAACCCGATAACCTAGCCCTCAACTATGAGGGCTTTTTTCTTATGGCACTGACACTTCAGGGGATTACCTACGACCTCGACAATTTACTGGGCGGCGTGAACTACGGCACGGATCCACTCACGATCCAAGGCCCCGCTGGCACGCAGAACGTATTGACCGCTCCAGATACAGCTTCGTCGGCGGGCGGTTTTAATCAGGCGATGGGCGGTGCATCTATCGGTCTTGCCATCGGGCAGGCGATCGGCGGCATGTACTCCGCGTGGAAGGGCGGCAAGACGCTCGACTACGTGATGAACAAGCAGGCCGAGATCTCCGAGCAGAACCGTCAGATGGCGCAGCTCTCCGCCGAGTCTGCGATGCGTCAAGGCGAAGCCGCCGTCGCACAGCTTACCTACCGCGCGGGCCAGATCAAAGCCAAACAGCGCACGGCGTTTGCATCGAGCGGCGTGGTGTTGGGCGAAGGCTCGACTGCAGAGGTCACTGCGTCCACCGACATCATGAAGGAGATGGACAAGAAGACCGCCGAGATGAACGCGCTCTCCGCCGCCTGGGGCTTCAAGCAGCAGGCCCTTCAGGCGAGCGCGCAGGGCGGCATCTACTCCGGCATGGCTGGCTACGCCAAGGCGGCAAAGCAGTCCGAGGGTTTTTCCAGCGTCATTGACGGAGGCTTTATTGCGGCCGACCGTTGGTACCGATACTTTGGAGCATCCTAATGGCACAAGTTCCCAACTACGGCGGGCCACAGGTCATGCCGAGCATCCTCGGCTATCGACCGATGTCAACCGAGATTCCGAAAGTTCCCGAGATGGACGTGCAGAAGCCGTTGGCGAAGGCGTCCGCCAAGCTCGACGACTGGTACTCGAAGTTTCTTGCGGAACAGGACGACGCCCGTGTGACGGAGGCGCTCACAGAACTTCGTCGCAAGGCGATCGACATGGAGTCGGGCGAAGGCGGTTGGGCGAGCCAACTGGGCGCCAACGCGCTTGAGCCGGACCTCGACGGAAAAGGCCTTGTCGAGCGAATGGACTCGGGGCTTCAGGACTACGGCCAAGAGCTCGCCTCCGGGCTCACCGCGCGTCAGCAGAAGATGTTCGGCGAGAAGGCACAGGCGATCTACACCGCGTCCTACTCCGGCGTCTCTCAGCACGTCTATCAGCAGGCGATTGCCCAGAAGAGGGCGGCGCACGAAGGCGCGATTGCGCAGGCCGTGGAGTCGGGCGCAGCGTATGCCGGCAAGCCTGACATGCTTGCGCAGAGTGCTCATGCGATCCATGAGTCCGCGGATAAGCTCGCCGAGTTCATGGGCTGGACGGCCGAGAACAAGGCGCTCTACATCAAGAAGAACATGTCGTCCATGTACATGAACGGCATTGACTCGCTCCTGGCAGGCTCCGATCGAAACCCCGCCGTGGCATATCAGGCGCTCGGGCTTCTTCGTGCGCATTCGAGGGAGATGCTTGGCTCCGACGTCGCGCGTGCTCGTCAGCGCATCAACCCGATCGTGCAGGCGAACGAGGATCGCTTGAAGATCGAGCGATATGCCGCGGGCTTGGGTGGCGCTGGAGAAGTACTCCGAGGAGGTCTTAGCGAAGCTGTGCAGCGAGGTGTCGTGACGCAGGATTTCGTGAAGACTGCCAGAGGGTACGATGCGCTTACATCCATTACGTCCGACGGCGGGCACCAGTCTGTCACCACGAAGGAAGGCGCTCCTGCCGAGTGGAAGCACGGCGCGTCTCAGCTCACCGTTGAGCAGGGCATGGAGGCGGCCAAGGCGGCCAATCAGCCCTGGGATCCTGAAGCGTTCAAGACCGATCGCAACTACAACGACATGCTGGGTGTAGCCCGCTACAACGATATGCTCACCGAGTTCGCCGACGAGCACATGGCGATGGCGGGGTACATCACCTCCAAGGAGACCGTGCGCGAGGCTGAGAAGCAGGCGCAGGAAAAGGGCGGCGTGTGGACGGACTATCTGCCCGAGAAGGCGCAGTCGACGCTCAAGAGCGCTGTGGCGAACATGCGACGTGAGAAGGAGATTGTCGACGAGGCGACGGGTTCCCGCGTCTCTGCGTTCTCGCCGCAGTATGCGGCCGCGGCGAAGACTTGGCCGACGCCTGACCAGATCCGAGAAGACCTTCGTCGGACGGACCCGCGTGCCGCCGCGGATCCGCTCTACTGTGACGAGCTCGTGACGAAGGCGTGGGCGCTTGTCAACCAGAAGAAGCAGTCGTACGTGCAGGAGCAGAACAACGTCAAGGCGCAGATCTCGAACATCCTTTTTAAGGCGCATGGCGATCTGTCGCAGGTCCCGCAGGCGCTGGTGGCGCGGCTTGACGTGAACGAGGCCGCCGAGGTGCAGAAGCTGGCTGCACATTACCAGAGCGATACGTTCGCTTCTGATCCGCGCGCGCTTGGCAAGCTGAGCGATGACCGCTTCCTCGTGTCCATGTCTGAGGACGAGCTGACGCTCTACCTGAACCAGCTCAACGGAAAGGATCGTCAGCGCATCCTGACGAGGTATTTCAGCCTCAAGCAGGGCTCGACTTACGCGGCCGACGATGAGGCGGCACGCAAGCGCCTTGCCGCGATGGGCGTGGTACAGGACCCGTTCGTCATTAGCAGTGAGACGATTGAACGTGCGCTTAAGCGAAACCCCGAGTACGTGAAGCTGAGGGAAAAGTCGCCGGACGTTGCCAATGCCTACATGGTGCGGATGCAGGAAGTCCTGAGTCTGCAAGGGCAAGAGCTTGGCAAGAAGCTCAACGAGATCGAAGTGGGGCAGCGGATCAATCTCGCAATGCGCGAGATCACGCCCGTCTCCGAACTGCTCGGCTCGACGAACAAGGTGGCTAGCATGCTCACAATGGACGATTTGCCGAACCACGGCATGACGGATGCCTACAAGGTCGTCGAGCAGACGGCTGAGCATTGGCTCAAACAGATCGGCCAGGATCGCAAGCCGACGAAGCAGGAGATGCAGTACGTCCTCACCAAGATCATGCTCGGGGATCAGCGGCTCCGCGTGATGATCCCGCCGAGCGTGAGTTTCGACGAGCCTTTGATGAAGAAGATCGACACCGCATGGAAGGCGAAGCACGGTAACAGCCCGATGCCGCAGGTCGCCCGTCTGCGCTACTACCTCATGGCGCGCGCCGGCGGTCAGGTCGGTGAAGGCAGTACGGGCCCATCTTGGCTCGGGCACCAGACGACGTATATGTACGGTTTTGACGACGGAGGTAACTGATGGATTTCATTGAGCGCATGATTGCGCAGGATGGTGCGGCGCAGGCTCAGACCGACTACGAGCAGGCGCTCATGGACCCTGAGACGCCTGAGCAGGCGGCTGTGCGGCTTCGCAAGGCGCGTGTCTTCGACATGACACCTGAAGAGACGCCGACGCTTACGCCAGCAGAAGAGGCGGCCGAGAAGGCGCGGGCGGTCAATTGGGCGACGATGTACACCGAGGCCCCGACCCTCATGGAGAAGCTCTCCGAGCCCGCCTTCGCCAATCTCGTCAAGAATGACCTGTCGTCTATGGGCGTTCGTGAGAAGTTGATCTGGTCAATGGCGCCCGATACGGGCGAGAAGGATTCGATCTGGGGGACGGTTCGCAACGCCTTCACCAGGGGCAGCTTCTCTGGCGATGCAACCTCGTTCTTCGGCTCGGCTTCCGATGCGGAGGCGTACTCCAAGGAGCTCCGCCGCATCCAAGAGATCGAAGACGAGATCGCGCAGGGCAAGGACGTGGCGTACCGTTTTGCCACTGCAGAAGACGAGACGGGTCAAGTGGGGCTCGCCGCTTTCATGGTGGGGAAAGAGGGCATGAAGGCCCGCATCGCGGAGCAGATCGAGAAGGCGTCCGAGCGCACAGCGCGTCTCACACGCTACGCTTCTTTCTTCCCCAGCGCCCAGGCGGCTCAGGAGATGATGGCGCAGGACTCCTTCTCGGGGGTGATGAGCGCGCTGGCGAAAGACCCGCTTACGGTCCTTGCCGACTTGGGCGTGGGTTCGCTGACCCAGAACGCGCCCTCGCTCCTCGCGCTGCCGATCCTAGGGGCGGGTGGCATTCCCGCGCAGATGGCGGGCACGTTCGGGCTCTCCTACTCCATGGACAAAAACGCGAGCGTACTCGAGAACTTGGCGGATGCAGGCATCGACCTCACCGATCCGAAGTCAATTGCGTCGGCCTATCTTGATCCCGCGAAGCGAGACATGCTGACGGATGCCGTCAAGCGCGCAGAGAAGCACGCTGCGGCGACGGCGCTCTTCGACGCGGCGTCGATCGGATTGGCAGGCGTCTCCATGGTGCCGAAGTCTGCCACGCGTCAGATGCTCGACTCGGCGTACAAGCGCGAGTTCGCCAACATGGCCCTGCAGATGCCCGTGCAGGGCGCGATGGGCGGCATGGGCGAAGCCGCGGGCCAGCTCCTTTCCGACGGCGAGATCTCGTCGTGGGCGGATGTCGTGGCGGAAGTGGTGGGCGAACAGTTCACCGCGCCGGTCGAAGTCTTCACCACGGGTATGAAGGCGCGCGCCGCGATTGCCCGCGAGGAAGAGCGTGCTCGCCGAAACGCCGAGGCCATGAAGGAGCTGAGCGAAACGCAGTCGGCTGTCGACGAGCTCGATCCCGAGACTGCCGCCGCTTACGAGCAGGAAGTGGCGCGACGAGCGGGCGTTGAGGCGATCGAGTTCGATGCGAACTCCTTCCACCAGCGGGGGCTTGACAAGAAGTTCTCGAGTGTTCCTGAGGTGGCGCAGCAGATGCCGGAGGCGCTCGCCACAGGCGGGACGATCAAGGTGCCGATCGGCAAGGTGAAGGCGATGGTGCAGGAGGACGAGTCCGTCCTCGAGCTCATGTCGGTGGGCGGCTCCCTCTCCATGGAGGAGGTGAAGGACGTTAAGGGCGCCGTCGAGCTGCAGGCGACGCAGGCGGCGGGCAAAGCGTTCCGAGACGAGCTCTCCGAGGTGGGGCGTATCGTCGGCAACGGCATCCGTGCGCTCAAGGTGCCGAAGGAGGAGGCGCGCAACCTGCAGGCGCTCATCCAGACGCAGGTGGCGAACATCGCACGTCAGGTGAATATGTCTCCTAAGGCGCTGTGGGAAAAGTACGGCGGCAAGTTCGTCATGGGCAACGGAGAGAACGGTGTCAACGGCGAATACTTTCCGTCGCTTCGCACCGTCGCCCGTTGGAATGGCGCCGATCGCTCCACGCTTCTCCACGAGACGGGGCATCTTTTCCTCGACATGCGCACGCAGATCGCGGCGGACGTCATGCAGAACAAGGACATGCCCGACGACATGAAGGCGTATGTGCAGTCCGTGAACGACACGCTCGCCTGGCTTGGCGTCAAGGACGTGCAGACGTGGAAGGCGATGAAGCCTGAAGACCAGCGCGCCGCGCACGAGAAGTTCGCCCGCACTTTCGAAGCGTACATGCTCGACGGTGAAGCGCCTTCCCAGAAGCTCACGCTCGCCTTCCGAGAGTACGGCCGCTGGCTTCAGGACATCTACACCGTGGCGGAGAACGTCCCCGGGGCCGCGCTCAATGACGACGTGAAGGCGATGTTCGACGCCATGTTCGTCGCCAAGGAGGACGTGATGGAGTCGATGGCGCGACAGGCGGCGCAGCCCCTCTTTACGGCGCAGGACGAGTCCGGTCTTTCGACGGAGGAGTGGATCGCCTATCAGGAGGCGCAGCAGGCAGTCGGCGCGCAGGCCGAGGCCGAGCTCACCGCGCGCAACATCCGCCTGCAGAAGGTTGTCAAGAACATGCGCAACAAGCTCGTGCGCGAACTGAAGAAGGAGCGCAAGGGGCGCATCGCAGAGATTCGTGCGCAGGTCTCGGAGGAGTTCAAGAAGACGCGCGTCTACCACGCGTGGAACTCTCTGGTGAACGGCAACGAGAAAGACGGGGAGAAGATCCGATGGAAGCTCGCCTTCGAAGACCTGAGACAGGTCGGCTATACGCCGCGTCAGATCAAGAAGCTCCATGAAGCCCGCATCGCTTCGCCCCAGTCTTTCCGTCAGCCCGAGAAACTCGAGGACATTGCGCAGGCGTTCGGTTACCCCAACTCGAACGAAATGGTAGATGACCTTCTTGCCAATCTTGATCCTGAAGCCTCGATCGACGCCATGACGGTCGAGCGCCTGGTGGAGGAATCCCCTGAGCTCGCCGACGAGTCGACCATGCGCGACATGGCCGACGCCGCGACGTTCAACGATGCGAAGATCAAGGTGGTTTCCACGGAGCTCGCCGCGATGGAGAAAGCGCTCAACGGGCAGGCGCGTACCGAAAGCAAGGCGATCGATGCGTTCGCCTATTCGGTTGTGCAGGATATGAAGATCGCCGGCCTCAAGCCCGCATCGTTCGCCCGTGCGGCCAACCGTGCCGCCCGAAACGCGCGCAAGGCGTGGGCGAAGGGTGCCGTGGCGGAGGCCGTGGCGTTCAAGCGTCAGGAGCTCTACCAGGCGGCGTTGGCCAAGCATGCCCGACAGTCGCTTATGCGCATCTCGAAGTCTGTGCGCGGCTTCAAGAAGTACAAGGTCGCGACGCATCGCGCCATGGATACGCGCGTTCTCGAAGTGCTCCAGCGCGCGCTCGTGAACATGGGCTTCGTGGACGCGAAGGATGTGCACGTCAACGATCCGGACGCCTCCTTCTATGACAAGGTCAAGGAGCTCGAGAACGAGCTTGAACATGGGCTCGAAATCACGAGCAACATGACGCGGGCTATCGCGGACCGCGACACCTCTGCGCTTGAGACTATTGGCGGCATGAACAGCTTCATCGATGCGATCCAGTTGCTGGAGGCTCAGGCTCGTCGAGAGAAGCATATCTTCACCGTCATGGGAAACGAGCTTCTCAAGGACACACTGGAGCGCGCTGCCAAAGTGGTGCAGGAGACCGCTGTCGCGCACGGCCGCGACGCGAAGAAGTGGCACGAACAGCTCGGCATGCCGAAGCGCTTCGCCGAGATGATCGAACGCTTCGGCCTCGTGCATGCGAGAGCGGCCGGGCTTGTGGCGACGCTCGAAGGCGGATGGGAAGGGCTCCTCGCCAAGCTCTTCATCTACCCCGCCGACAAGTGCGTTACGAAGGAAGAAGAGCTCAAGGCCAAGTACGCCATGAAGCTCGACAAGATCCTCAGGCCTTTGAAGGAGTCTTTGACCGACCTGAAGGCCAAGACGAGCAAAACCTTCAACCATGCGTTCACCACGCAGGAGGTGTTCGTTCTTCTCCTCAACTACGGCAATGAAGGCAATCGTCAGAGAGCGCTTTCCACGATGACGTACCACACTGGTTACAAGTTCTTCGAGGGATTGGACAGGAGCGATCCGGCATACGAGGCGAAGGTTGCCGAAGCGCAGGCAAGAGCCGATCAGCTCATGGCGGCGTTCTTCGCGGAGTACCTGACGGAAGAGCACTACAAGGCGGCGGAGGCCGTCTGGGCGCTTTTCGACGACATCAAGGAGTCGTCCGGCAAGACGTACAGGCGCATCGTCGGGCGCGAGCCCGATTGGGTCGAGGCGTCGGCGGTACGAGTGCTCACGCCTGACGGGCCCCGAGTTCTGACGGGCGGCTACTATCCGATCTCGTATGACCGTGAGGCCAGCCTCCATGGGAAGGAGGTGGGCGAGATCCAGAGCGTGGAAGACCTGAAGCCCCTGATGGGCGCAGGCGGTGTCGCCGACGGATGGTCGAAGTCGCGTGCCAAGCACTTCGACAAGCCGCTCGTCATGACAAGTCGCGCGATGTTCGAAGGGCTCGACGAGCAGATCCACTACATCGCGTGGGCGGAGTTCGTCAACAGCACTCGCAAGCTCCTGAAGAAGGAAGGCGCGTTCGCTCAGGCGGTTCACCAGCACTACGGCGCCCGCTACTTCAAGGCGCTTGAGGACTGGATGAAGGACTGTCGCAACGGCAATCACGGGCAGACTTCTCCGTCGGACTTGATCCCGAACGAGCTGCGCCGCGGTGTCTCTCTTGCCGGTGTCGGCTTGAACTTCGGTACGGCAGCGCTCCAGCTCGTGGGCTTCACGCAGTCCGTAGCCTACCTCGGCCCCAAGTGGGCGGGCAGAGGTGTGAGCGAATTCATCCGTCTTGGCATTACGGGCGGCGCGTACAAGGCCGTGGCAGGGAAGTCCACCATGATGCGCAACCGCATGCGCACCCAGTTCCGAGAACTCACCGAAGTGCAGGCGAAGCTCAATGGCGGGCAGGGCGAGCTGAAGGACAGGATGATGCGTCTTGCGTACATGCCGCTCTCCGTCATGCAGATGGCGGTCGACCTCCCCACTTGGCTTGGCGCGTATGAGAAGGCCTTGGCGGAGGGGAACGGCGAGGAAATGTCTGTCATGATCGCGGACCGTGCGGTAAAGAACTCGCAGGGGTCGGGCAGTCTGGCAGACTTGTCGGCCATTGAGCGAGGAAGCGCCTGGTCGAAGCTCTTTACGGTCTTCTACACCTTCTTCAACACGGCGCTAAACCTTGCCGCCGTGAGCTTCAAGACGGAGAAGGGGTTCAAGCGTGCGGGCACTCTCCTGATGGTGCTCGTCATGCAGCCAGTCATCGAAGGGTTCCTGCGAAGCGCCATCGGTAGCGCACTCGGGGAGGATGATGACGATTGGCTTGAGAAGGCCGTCAAGGCGTCCGGCTCGAGCGTGGTCTCCTTCAATCTCGGTCTTCTCGTGGTCGTTCGCGAACTGGCCTATCTCACCACCGACTATGGCTACCGCGGCCCGTCGGGTCTTCGCAAGATTACCGACTTCGGTCGAGCCTACAACGCGACGGTGCACGCCATCGAGAACGGCGAGGTCTCCGAGGCAGACGTGAAGGCGTGGGTGAGCTTCGGTGGAACCATGGCGCCGTACCCGGTCACGCCGATCAACCGCGCGATCTCCGGCGCCAACGCGCTCTACAACGACGAGACAGATAATCCGCTTGCGCTCATCACAGGATACTCCGACAAGAAGTAATGGGTGCATGAGAGCAAAGGCGTGTGACAAAGTGCAGGCATTGCGAGGATTTTTGCCATGTCTGTACAAAACATCACACGCCGAGCAGGGCCGTACGTGGGCACCGGGCTCGTCTCCGCGTACACCTTCGCGTTCAAGGTCTTCCGATCAGAAGACGTGAAGGTGGTTCGGTCCGAGTCCGCTGATGCCAGCGCGCAGGATGAGGCACTTAAGTTCGGCACCGACTACACTGTCAAGCTCAACGCCAACCAGGACGAAAAGGCGGGCGGCACCGTCACGCTTGCCTCCCCATTGGCGGAGGGCTTGCGTCTGTCCATCTTGTCGGCGATTACGCCGGACCAGCAGATGGTGCTCACCAACCATGACGGTATGCTCCCGACGACGCTCAACGACTCTGCGGACAAAGCGATCGCGCTCATCCAGGAGTTGAAGGAAGAAGTTGGCCGCACCCTGCGCGTGCCTGCTTCTTCGGACAAGACGCCCGAGGACCTGACCGAAGAGCTTCTGTCCGCTCAGGCCGACGCCCGGCAGTTCGCCGAAGCCGCTCAGCAGTCCGCCGAAGAAGCGAAGAAGTCCGAAGAGAAGACGAAGGAATATGCCGAAGCGGCCACCGTCATCGTCCCGTTCAAGGCCGAGATCAAGACCGTGGCCGACAACATCGTGCCCGTTGTTGCAACTGGTACTGCAATTGAAGATGTAAAAACCGTTGCGTCGATCAAGCCTGAAGTGGTCGAGGTTGCGGGCAAGTCCTACGAAGTCACGAAGGTCGCGGAAAAAATCGCCGATGTTGTGACGGTGTCTGGCGGTATGCCATACGTCGAGACCGTGGCCACTGACCTTGTCGGCAAGGTAGTAGGTGACGGCGACTGGGACTGCGGCTCCACGACGGATGAGATCGTTGGCGATATCGAAGTTGTCAACGGAAACATCCACACGGTGGCGACCAACATCGATGACGTGAACAAGGTAGCCGACGCCATCGATCGTGGAGACCTTGAGACGGCGGTGAATGCTGTCGAGACAACGACTGAAAACGTTCGGCTGTCTCAAGCGGCGCAGAAGAGCGCGGAGGCCGCCAATGCGTCCGCGCTCGAGGCGCAAGCCGGTGCAGAGGCAAGTAATGCTCTCGCAAAGAAGTGGGCCACGCAGACGACGGCCCCGGTGGAAGGCGAGCTCTATGGCGCTAAGTATTACGCCGACCAGGCCGCGCAGTCTGAAAGCTCCACCAGTGGTCTCCTGCAGGAGGTGATGGACGCGACTGCGGCGGGCGTGAGGAACATTCAGTCTGTGGGCGGCACGCAGGTGACTGCGGTGCAGAATGCGGGCTCCACCACCATCGATCAGATTACGCAGGAAGGCTCCTCGCAGAAGTCGGTTGTGGCTGCCGAGGGCACCAAGCAGGTCGGTTTGGTGGTGAATGCCGGCACGACACAAGTTGCCGCCGTCAACGCGGCCGGCGTTACTCAAACGGCCAACGCAAAGGCGCAAGCTGATGCCGCAGCCAAGTCGGCTACCGCTGCATCGAACGCTCTGAGGGCGGCGGAGACTGCGAAGGCAGGAGCCGATACGGCCAAGAGCGGTGCGGAGTCTGCAAAGACTGCGGCCGTGACGGCGCAAGGCAAAGCCGAGACTGCGGCAACCACTGCGACGAGCAAGGCGACCGAGGCCGGTACGAAGGCCGGTGAAGCGGCAAAGTCTGCGCAGGCCGCAGCAGAGTCTGCCAAGGTGGCCGCATTCGCAGTTCGGCTCACGTCGACAAACGTGAGCGCCAGCGGCACTGCGGCGCTTACCTCGCTCACGCCTTCTGCCAATGTGAAGGTTGGTGACACGGTGATTGATCCTGATGGTGAGGTCTTCCAGATCGCGTCGATCGCATCGAGCACGTTCACGGTTGGAGCGGGGCTTGCAAACGTTCGAGGTCCACAGGGACCGAAGGGCGAAACTGGCGCGGCCCTCGCGATCAAGGGTAGCTTCCCGTCCCTCGAGGAGTTGCAAGAGCAACATCCGACCGGAACGCTGGGCGACGCCTACATGGTCGGCTCGCGTCTCTACTCGTGGAGCGGAAGCGCTTGGGTCGACTGTGGCGACATCAAAGGCCCGAAGGGCGATCAGGGCATCCAGGGTGAGCGAGGTCCAACGGGGCCGGCTGGCACTACGACGTGGGCGGGCATTACCGGCAAACCGACACTAGGCGCGCTGTCCGCCAAGGACAAGATAACGATCGCCGACTTTGATGGCGACATTGATTTAGGGAGCACGACGTAATGGCGACGAAACCAACGCGATTCGCCCAGATGGGCGATACGACAGAGAAGGTCAAGGCCTACACGGGTATTCCGAAACAACTCGTTGTGGATACGTCCAAGTGGAATATCCACCTGATGGACGGGGCTACGCCTGGCGGCTATAAGGTGGCCATGGCGGCTGACCTAGCTGCAGGCCTTGCACAGAAGGTGGATACCTCGACCTACACCGCAGGCCTTGCACAGAAGGTGGATACGTCCGAGCTTGAGACTGCTCTCAAGGAATTGATTGTCGAATTTGGAGGACAGGTACCTGTATGACAGTTGATGAGCTTATGAAAGCCGTAAATGGCGCAATAGTAACTGGAAAGACCAAAGGCGACCGTGAGATTAAGCCTGATTTTACGGGCGGATGGATCATGATTACGCTCGCTGCTTGCTTGTTGGAACGTGTACAAAATCTTGAGAAACAGGTTGAGGAGCTGAAGAAGGAGGCTAACAAGAAATGAAAACTCTCCAAGAAGTTAAAGCCGCTTACCTGGCTGAGGCGCTTGCCTCGCCAGTGGGCGGCTATGTGGTGATGGCTCGCAACGGCAAGGTGGTCGCACACTCTGAGAGTGAGTTCGTCCATTGTTTCACTGATCCATTAGATCTTGAAGCCGCTCGTGCCAATGGGTATGAGTGCAAGGACGAAGAGATTGACGGTCGGGTTCTGACGTGGGTGACTGCAAAGGAGCGTCCTGGTGAACTCTTCAGGTCTGCTGACGGTGGCTACTACGCCGCCGCTTCTCTGCCTGAGAACGACGATGCTTTCGTGACCGAGCGATATGCAGCCGAAGTTCGGGCTGAGCGCAATGCCCGCATCTCTGACACGGACTGCTACGTCCAACTGACGGACATGACGGTCAAGAAGTCTGCGAAGGCTTCTCGTGAGGCTCTGACTGATCAGGAGCGTACTGAGGTTCTGGCCTATCGTGAGGCTCTTCGAGATCTGCCGACGGTCGAGGGCTTTCCTTTCGTCGAATATCCGACGATTCCCGCGTGTATAGCTTACGAGTGCGGCCAGAAGGCTGATGCTCGTGCCATGCAGGCATCTACGTACAGGAGGATGTGATGGCAACTATGAAGGACTTGCTCAGGGCGGAGACGCTGAAGGTAGGCTCAAGAGGAGCCATGCCTTCGAATCAAATCATTACCATTGTTAGCGAGAGCGTCAGAAATTTTGTGTCCATGGGATAATCGGAGCCCGCCAAACGGGTGCATCCAATGAACACGAACACCAAACGCAATTCTCGTAAGAAGTCC